GAATCATCGCCGTCAGGCAAAAAGCGTAGCGTTGCTTGCTCGCCTTCTTTCATATTCCAAAATGGGTAAATTGCGTTATCGCCACCGCCTGTGTTGCCACCGCTTGAACGATTTTCTTGTTCTTTGAGCTTTGCTCGAATTTCTGCTAATGATGCCATAGTTATGCCTCCTTATAAATTGCCTATGTGCTTGTGCCTTATTCGTATAGCACAATTGTTACTATACATTCTTATTTATCAAAAGTCAAATATTTTTTTTGAAACTTGACAAATTAATTTTTTTATCATATATGAAGTGATCTACTAGTTGTTTAGCAAAGATTGGATGATGTTCTGCATCCATATGGTTCGCACGTTGGTCTGTTGCGTAACCGTCAACATGTCCAAACACTGTAGCCAAAGGCTTGCTTTCTGCGTGAAACTTCTTTGTAGATTCCGGCCAAATTTCCATATCCATAAAATCAAACTCTTCAAAATTGTTGAACACCAATATTTTATTAAATTTTTTACTCCACTGTTGTAAATATGATAATATTTTTAAATTTTCTGTTTGTATGTAAGAAGAATGAAAAAACCAATTTTTTAAAAACCAATTATAATATTTTTTTTCATGTTTGTATTTTTTAAGCATATGCAGATTATATTCTTTGTTACCTGTCCAGGACGCATCAAAATCCCAAACTTGATCTGATGGAGGATCGTAAAATTTTAGGTTGTTACGACTAAGGCCAGACATGAAAAAAAGAACATTTATATTGCTTGTGTCTATATTATTTTCGTATGTGTAGTGTGTAGACCAATAAAATTTTTGCAAAGACCAGTCAATGCCGGTTCCTATTTTTGCTTTGTTAACAACATCAAAATTTTCTTGTATTAGATAAGGCCAAGATAATGGATCGTTGTATTTAGGATCAGCATAACTATCGCCAAATATCCATAGCTTGTTTGCCATAGTAGGAGTTAGCCGATTATCTTATACCGGCTAACGCTGTAATTCTGTTTAGTTCTTCGCTTTCGCCATAACCGCCTTTGTAGTCGTTGTCTCGCTCTGCCCATAATTCTTCTGCATGTTGCTGTAGAATAGCTAAAACTTCTTTATCTTGTTGTGCTATGTATGTTGCAGTCTCGTCATCGTTAGCTAGTTTTGCATTTGGATTGTTACCATGTGCAGATGCACGAATTGATCTTGGATGAACTACAGGTTTACCATCTATTATTGTAGCTGTGTAACTAATAGTTGCATCATCCATTTCACCGTCGTCGCCTGGTATTTCCATTTCAACTTCGTCGTCAAAATGCTCTGGATCAAACCCTTCGCCTAATTCGTTGTCTTTATATCCCATTATCTCTGATACTTTGTTATGAATTTGTTCTATGAACTCTTGAGCTGGCTTAATAAAGTTTTCGCCGTATTCTTTTTCTACCATTGTCAATACGGCTGTTTCGCCTTTTGGAAACTGGCCTGTATGACGATCAAAATATGATAGAATAAATTCTGTTACTGGAATCTTCTTTCCATCTACTTCCATTTCGTCATCGTTGTTTGCTCTTGCCTTTGCTAGTGCTTTGGTAAATTCATTGCCTTCTGACTTTGATGAACCGATTTCATCCACAATAGCCATTGCTTTGTCTAAAACATGAGATGAAGTTTTACTAGCAGTATACCAATCTCTAAAATCATCGTCTGACATTAATAATTTTCTTAGTGCAGTCACAAAACGACTTGGGTCTTTTGGAGTGTATAAATCTATAGCTTGTTGTAAAGCAGTCTCATGCTTTTTGTATCTTGCGTTCCATGCTTTTTGGCCACCGCGCACTGACGCTTCATCATACATGCTAGAACTTAATTTAGTTCCAAGTCCTATACCTGTATATTCTGGTCCTCTTGGATCTTCGATGCCATAATTAGGCATCAAGCTGTCTATTGTTGCTTTTATTTTTTCTGCTTTTTCTTTATCACCTGCTGCTTCGGCTTTTTTTAATAGTTTGGTTAATCTTTCAATTATTTTGGCGGTGGCCTCGTCGTGGCCGTCTTCGCCTAGTCTACGTATTGCATCCGGGTAGTCGTTAAACTGTTCATCCGCACCTGGGTCTACATTAGGATTACGAGGATCAATATTTTTGTATGTTTCTGCTGCCCAATCTTTTAGTTTTTTAAACCATTTTGCAAACTCAGGTGGCAACTTGCTAAGATCTATATTGCCTTTGCTATCTGTTGGATCGGGAACATTTAACTGTTGTCTAACAAATGCTTGCTCATCTTCTGGTAAAGCAGAAATAACCTGTTCTGTAGCTTTATCCCAATGGTCAAGAGTTACTGCACCTTCTCCTGCTAGTTCGTGTGCAGTATCCCAAATTTCTTGGCTTATTTCACTCATAGGAGTTATGTCATTGAAACGTATAGCAGCGTCTACATCTGCAGGATCTACATCTGCGGGCGGAGGTGTTTCTTTGTTTGCCCATGCAACAAAGCGATTGATTAAGTCTTTAACTTTTTCAGTGTTTAGTTGGAGACCTGTATCGTGCTCACTTAATTTTTTTTTTGATTCTGTAACTGATCCACATCCTGGGCCGCAGTTACAGTCTGGGCCGCAGTTGCCTCCACATGCACAATCTTCGTTACAGTTACATGCTCTTGCTTCTGTTATAGGTTCTGCAAACTGTCCCATTAAGCCTTCAATTGCTTCATCTACTGCTGTTTCGTATGCAGTAAATCCACCTGGTGGTAAGCCTCTGCTTGATCCACTTGCATTAGTGCCCATTGAATATGGTATTTCAATTACATCACCTACTTGCAATTTACGTGGATCCATTATACCATTTGCTTGCATTATCTCTTTGATAAACTCTTCAATGTCGCCGCCATGATTGTTCAAATCATTGAACATTTTTGCTATAGCAAACAGTGTCATTCCTGGTCTAATTTTTACAGTGGCAGCTGGGCCTTCAAGTTTATCTATACTGCCGGTTTTAGTCACATCGTCTACGCCAACTTCTTCTGCTACACCTTTTGGTGGAATAGCTAGTTTTTGTCCTGGATAGATTGTTGCCTTATCATCTAAATTGTTATTCTTGATAATTGTATCAACAGGCACACCAGCTTTTCTAGCAATAGATGCAACAGTGTCTCCTGCCTTAACTACATATTGATCAGCTTCTGTAATAATATCTTCTAGTGCAATTTCTTTTACTTTTGTTTCGCCTACTAGATTGTATATGTAAGGAAATACATCTTTTAATTCTTCATTAAACTGCTTGACAGTTAATTGGTCAATCCAAGCATCTGCAACATCTGTAGGAACATCTTCTACAATAGATGGTTCAAAACTTTCTAATGCCGATGTATAGTATGCTGGTTTTTGTAAATTTTGTATTTCTTTCTTTATATTATTAACACGCTCTTTAACAATATCAGTGTATTCTTGTAATGCTTCTGCCATTACACTACTACGATTCATGTATGTGTTAAATTTGCGTAGTTTAGCCATCTCGCCACTTAGCCCAGTGATATGCTTGCCAAAATCGTCATATGCATGTCCGCCTTCTGCAACATGACGAGCAAGAGCTCTAGCACCGCTTAAATGTTTAAATGGATATTTAAATTTTTCACCATCAGGAGATTCAATGAATATGCTACCAATTTTCCCTGTTCTGCTGTTAACAGATTCAGTGTTAATAGGTGCTGAATGTTTTATATGTATCTTTGCATTTCCTATTTTTTGGAAACTGGTTTTGTTTGTTCCATACATTTTTGATTCTTGCATTGTTTTATCTCCAGGGCGGTTCTGTGCTAGAAATTGATAATCTCTACGTGTTAAATTAGATCTGTTCAAATCACGAACTTCAAATTTCATTAAACGCTTCTTTGCAAACTGGCGCATTTCTTTTAAAAAATTATACCAATCGTCTTTAGTAGAACCATAACTGCCTTCTACAAAATCTTTGCTGAACATAACAACAAGACCTTCTTCCTCGTCTAAACTAACACTTACATTTCCTAAACTTTTGTCACCTCCGACTGTGTAATCAAAGTCAAAGTATCGTGCTAGGTTAGGTTCATTGGTCACGTTGCCTTCGCTATCGCCAATTGTTACTTTGGAAAATCTTCCGCGAATTTTATTGAACAGTTGTTCTGCTATGTTATCTAATTTAATCATTATATGTTATTTATCAATAATTGCTACTTATAAAGATAGGCATGGGCATCTCATAATCGTCCTCGTGTTCAATTTGACTAAAGGTATTATACACTGTAGGATCCCAGTCCTTCATCACTGTCATCATTCTTAATGTTAATAAAAGACTGCTAACAAGGTCATCATTATGTCCAGGCTTGGCTTGAAAACTACTGCCTGATGCAATGTATGCTTTTAGCTCACTGAGCAAAGGTTTGCTGTTGACAATTAGTTTGTCATTTTCAACCATGGTTTTTAATCTTGCACAGGTTGTGGTTTTGCTGCCATGCGTAGTGTTAAATCCTTTGCGAAACTTGCGCACATGTCCTTTACGTATAGGTTCGCTAATAAACAATCCTGGTATATTTTCCTCTCCAAAATCTTGTATTACTAATAGTGCAGCTTCGCCAATACCGTTGTTTTCTACGCTCCAATAAATGTTGTTTGAGTTAGTTTGCTCGTAAATGTATGAACATACATCTCTTAATACTCTAACTTGTCCTGGTATAGCAGTTGTATTGTGTTGCCATTCTCCTACTTGTTCATAGGTTGGTAACTCAATAACTTGTATTGCAGCAAAATCTCCTCCTGTGCCCATTGCAGGATCTAAGCCTACTACATAAGACTTTTTGCTATCCAATTTTTTATACCAGCGCACCTCTCCCATTTTTACTATAGGATCTCTTGCTTCCATTGCTGCTAATTTAATACTGTTGATTAATGTTTCATCAAATACCAAGAATTCGCATTCGTATTCTCGTCTAAACATTTCCTCGCCAATACGACCAATTTCGTTCTTCATCCATTCTTCATCTCTGTCAGGATGTTCGCTCCAATGTGCTTTGAAAGCGTGAAATCCGTTTATACCAACATCGCTTTCATTTCCATGCTCGTCAAACTTTTGTTCTGCTTGTTTCCAAATAGTTGCAAACGTATCTTCGTCGCTGTTAGGTGTGCTGGTAATAATAGCACGACCACCTGTTGCTAGCGTAGGTGAAATCGAAGTCCAAAATTCTTCTGCAATATTAGGCTGCACAAATGCAAACTCGTCACAGTATAACAATGAAATACTCAAACCACGTCCTGTAGTTCCTGTGGTAGTTTGACTAATTATACGTGATCCATTCTCGAATTCAATACTGCCTTTGTTGTAGCTTGTAACGCCTGCACGTATATGATCAGGACACAATTCATATACATAGCGTATGCGCTGCATGATTTCTTGCGCACCTGTGTATTTGTGTGCAGCAATTAGAATAGTTTGATCAGGCTTGAACATTGCATACCACGCAAGGTATATGCTTGCACAAGTAGTCTTACCTGTTTGTCTAGGCATCATGTTTATGTTAAATCTATAAGTGTGATAACTGTGCATGAGTCCTAGTTGATACTCAAACGGATCAAACAAAAGTTTTCCTTGTATAGGATGCTGTATGTGTGCAAAGTGTCTAGCAAAATGCAAATATCCTAAATCAGGATCCATGCATTTCATAAGATCTTGTATTTGATCTTCTGTATAAGTTTCTCTTTGATTTGCTTTTTTGGTTAAAACACCGTCTAAACTTTTACTCATACTGTATTTAATCAAAAAAATAGCGCCCAAGGGCGCTATTGAGTTCTGGGGGGATTAATTATCTGCCGGTTGGCACACACTTGTCTTTGCCATCTTCTGTTCCGGCATATCTATAACCGTCCCAGCAGGCCTTGCCGTCTGCACCTTGTTCTTTGCCTTGTTCATTTTTCGATTCTTTAGGATGCCCTGACCATTGAAAGTCTTCTGGGTCTCCAGTATAGGCTGTAATTTTTTCCATGCTATCTTCGTATTCGTCATGTGTAATTTTGCCAGCAGCATAAAGTTTGCTTATCATTCTTGCTAGTGGATTATCTAATTCTGGATCTGGCATTGCTAGTTCATCTGGATTATAAAACTTGCCAGGCTTGTTACCTTTTGTTCCTGGTAAACGCATTTTGTCAGATGACATTGTTCTAAAGTCAGGATGACCACGAAGTGCATTAGCTACTCCTGGCATAAACATACGCATCCATTCTGGCTCATCCTCATGTTCTTGTAACGCTGCCATTTTTTCGGCCAACACACCTTTTAATTCTGCACGTAGTTTGTCTTCTAATGCCATTGGATTATCGGCGCCATTAGTAGGAGGATGCGAACCTTTCTTTCTATTTAAATCGTTACCTGCAGGAATACTAGCACTTACGTCATTCATATATTCTTCGTCTGGTTCTGTGCTTGCATCTTGAAACTCGCCGTCTACTTCTTCTTCCTCTGTAGATACCATGCGTATATAATCGCCCATGTCCATTTCAGGCGAACTTCCGCAGCTGCCTGTTTCTGGTTCTGCATGAGTATGACTACTGATATCGCCAGCGTCTACTGCTTTTGCATTATCGGCTCCAGCTAATTTCATTAACTGTAATAATTCTTCTGCACTACCGCTGATATTAATTTCTTCGTTTATTTTTGTCATTTTAGGCTCCTATAGTGCTTTTTGTATTTTCAGCATCGCTAATATCAGCACTTTCGCCCACTGGCGCATCGCCTACATAGTCGTTGCCGCGTTCACTGCGAGCAGTTTCTAATTCTTTTAGTAGATCCATTACACGATTGCCGCCAACTGATTCTTGCGCACTCTCGCCGCCCATGTCTTCTTTTGTTAGCATAGGCTCGTATACTTCTTCCATTTTTTCTTGCTGATAAAGTTCTTGCTGTTCGTTTGGATTACGCACAATCAAATGGCTTTGTGGAATATTGCAGCAACTTCCTAAGTAGTGTTGTAGCACTTGAGGAGTTGTGGGATAAGTGCATTCTGTTTCAAAATATGTTACTTCCATGTTTTCCAACTGTGGAAAATCTAATGGACGTTCTTGAATTGGAGTTTTCTTACCATCTGATAATTTAATGCAACCAAATTTTTGCATGGCTGTTTCCATACGGTCTGCACAATCTTCGGGCAACTCTCCTGCAATTCCAATTTTAAATTCATATGTCTTTTTAGACTCAGTTAAATAATCAGCAAATTTTTTCATTTTAATGGATCCTATTATATACTATTTATCTTTATCAAGACCTTTTAGACGCTCTAACAGACTGTTTCTATCTGTGACAACATAGCCTTCGCCATTGACAATATCGCCATCACCTGGTCCACTATCTCTATCCATCTTTTCTTTTTTAAGTTGTAGTTCGACCATTTTAAGTTTTTTATCTAATTTTGCAACTTTAGCATCTAGGTTTGTTTTTAACATAGTGCCGGCAACTTCAAATACTCTACCTGAATATCTACTTTCAACATTCATTCCAAGGTCCATTAAATCTTCATATGCACTCATTGCCTTGTTAGCTACTTCGTTTAGTTCTTTGTCTGCCATGTCACCTAGCCCTTTTACAGTTGGCAGCGCACTAGCAATTTTATCAAATTCTTCTATGTCTCTAAATGTCGATTCGTGTTCGGCAGGCAATTCAATTTCGGGCTCAGTTTCCGGTAAATCTTTGTTTTCTGGCAAATTTAACATTTCTTCAAGTTTTTTTGTCATTGTTGTAGTCCATTAAATACTACTATTATTTATCTACGCTTGCCTTGATGGAAAATATCTCCTTCGTTTACAATACGAAAGGTAATGCCTTTTTGTTTGCAGTATGCTCTTGCTGCTGCCCATTTAGCTTGATTTACAGCAAAATGTAATTGATTAGCTCTACTTTTTCCTGTTTTTTCTAATATTGTTTGGTTAGCAGGTTTTATTTCTATAAGTTCCACATGCTTTTTGCCAGTCTTATCTGCATAAACAATAAAAAAGTCTGGCACGTAAATTGTATATTTTCCACTTAGAGGATTTCTATAAGGAATCTTTATTGCTTCACTAGCCCACTGTTCTACGCTTTCATTTGTGTCACAAAAACGCATAAATGCAAATTCCCAGCTGCTACGATATGTAGGATTTCTTCCTCCAATATACTTGTCAGGGTTTTTGCATGTGTATTTTCCTTGGGCAAAACGTGACATTATAGTTTAATATTTCTTTGTTCTTTTGTAATAAAGTCGCTGTTAATTCTATAGCCTAATCCGCTAACTGCACTTCTGTTACTGTTAAGTATTGCTGCTACCAACTGACTTATTTGAACTTCATTTAATCCTCTCAAAGTATCAAGTAAACTAAAAACTTTTACATTGTCAATCTTAGCCTGCTGAAGTAAAACACTTGCTGTTGCAATTGCACTTTGTTTATCAAACCCTCGTTTTTCAAAAAATCCAACTACACTGTCTACTTCGTTAGCACTCATGCTGATTTTTTTAACAAAGTATTTGTCAAAAAAGGCTTTTACACTGCCTTTGGGATTATTAGGATCTGTTTCTGGATTAATACTAGGATCTGTTAAACTACTCATGCCGATAACCTTCTTTGTATATTAGGTATGTTTTCTATTGCTGTATTTACAGCACTCTGTTTTTGAGATTCGCTTAAACTGGCAAATACTGCATTACGTTCTGTTATATTACCTGCAAGTGAATAGTCTTGTAGTGCGTTTTGTAAGTCGCTATCAAACGAAGAACTAGGCAATACAGCGAAAGCGCTCTGTGCTAGTTCAGATGCAAACAAACTATTTTGTGAAGCTGCTTGTGCAATTTCTCCTCTACTTCTTCCTGTAATACCGTTTATAACAGGTGAAGATGCTTGAGTTGATTCTGTGCTTGAACTGTAGGTAGTCTGTCTAGGAAATTGAAAACTATTTTGTCCTGCTGGGATAGGATTTGTAGTTGGTTGTCCTGATATACTAAATCCAGTATTGTTTGTAGGCAAGTTTTGATTGAATATATTAAACCCAGCAAGTAGTGTAGATATAGGAATATTTCCTTTTACAAGATCAGAAAATGCATTACTATTATCTGCGATAAATCCTGTGTTAGTGCCGCCGCCGGTTGATAATTTACTTTGTCCAGTATCATAATGTGCTGGATCTCTGAACCCGACAGGATTGTCTTCTCCAGTATTACCTCGTTCATAATACACACTTTCATATTCGATAGACATGGTATTTTGTAAAAAGTTGGCGCCATCAGTTTGATCTAATTCGTCGTGATCCCAAGATGCTATGATAGGATTAACAAGTGTAAATGCTTCAAATTTTGGATTAGCTGCAATGCTGTATATTTGATTTACTGTTATAGATTTTATCAACGGACCGGCCGACTTTAATTTATCAAGTCCATAACGGCTATTCAAACTTCCTGCATATAAATTTCTAGGATTAAAATCACTTTCTTTTAAATTAGGATCTTGGTAATTGTATCTAAAGTAAGATTCCCAAAACAAGTTGGTTGTTCCTTGTCTGTCATCGTGAAATGTAAAACGCAATGGCATATAGCGCATTCTAGTCTGTATAACTTTTTTTCTATTGTATTGATTTTTTGTATCTGTATCAATTGAATACTTTGGTGCTTCAGCCTGGCTACACAATAGATTTAATTCTTTCTTGTTGAAACTGTTACCAGCAGAACCCAATGTAGACAATGCTTCTTGATTCAGATTGAATACAACATGATAAAGAAATTTTGTTTTTGGAGTTAGTCTATAATTACTACGTAAATATAATGCAGCCGCATGGGCGTAATCGCCTACATCACCTTTGGGCGCACCTATTGCTCCTAAATTGTCAAATTGTGCCGAGTTACTCATATTAATATTTATCTTATTATATAAGTGCGTAGATTATAAAAAAAGGAGCCATAGGCTCCTTAATTTAGTTAGCAATCTCTTAATTAATTTATATACCGCCGCCTGTTGTTAACGAGCTAACGTTACGTGGAACTGGTGCTCCAACGCCTGAGCCTTGCGGTGTTTGAACTGCATTATCATATTGGATGCTTAGTTCAACTTGAACAGGTGCGCTCTGCGAATAATCTAATGTTCCGTAGTTTGCACTAGTTAGGTAACAACCGTATAATTCCCATGTGTCTAATACGATAGGTGCAGCGGTTCCGTTGCCACCGTCTAGGATTTCCATACGCATTGTAAATTTGTAATCTAAGCCTGAAGCAGCACTTGCTTGTTCAAAGAAGTCGAACTGCTTTTGTAATTGCTCACCTACTAATTTTTGAACGTTACCGTTTACATCGTCACGTAGGTTAAGTGATACTTCTTGCCATGTGTGTTTACCGGCAAGGAATACTTTTGAGTTATACACATCAAGTGTCATTTGTTCAAAGTTTACATTTGGACGCGATACGTCTACAACTTGTTTTGTTAGTTCTTGTGTATCTGCAGAAACTCCAAAATTTTCTAACGTTACACGGAAACGATACTGTAGCTTAGGCATTAATAGGCCTTGGTTATTAGCACTTGTATCGTTTGCTAATGGAACTGTGATATTTGTAAGTGTTGAGATTGCCATTTAATCTATTCTCCTATTCACATGTATTTATCATTTGAGGGGACATTTATTTTTGCCCCCTCATTATGATATTAAGCAGATAGTCCAGATATTTCACCAGTATTTTTAATACGCAATGGAATGTAAATAAATTCAATTGCTTTGACTGGTTCGATTGCAATATCAACATATAGTTCGTTTCTGTCAATTCTAGCCGGTGTGTTGTTTGATTCGTCACATACAACTAAGAAGTCATATAGTGCTCTCAAACTTACAAGCTCAACTAACAAACTTTCTACTGCTTGTTTTACTTCGTCTCTTGTAATCTTATCATTTGGTTCAAATAGATAAGGTTTAGCAAGTTTTGTAAGTTGACTTCTCATGTAAATGATAAGTCTTGCTACGTTCACTCTGTCTAGCGCACTTGCGTTTCTTGCTCGAGTCTTTTGTCCAAAGACAACTAGTCCTGCGCCTACTAAGAATGTAATTGGGTTTACATTTTGTGTATACAGTGTATCACGCTGTCCTTCGTTAAGAGAAATACTCTCAAACTCGCCTTCGCTGTTTACATATCCTACGCTGGTTGCGTTTGTAACACCGCCGCGTCTTGTTCCTGCTGGTGCGAACCAAGGAAATGCAACTTGGTCATTAAGCGCAATTACTCTAAGAACCATATGACTCGGAGGAACAACAATGTTGTTACCTACATTATCACTTGTAAAGCCCCATGGATACCAAACACCCATGTATTCGTCTCTACTAACTAAACCGTTATCATTGTCTTCTAATGCTAGTGCAGCATTAGTTGCCCAATCGTTTAGTTCTGTAGTGTTAGGTGCTAGTCTAGATGGTGTATCGCCAACAACAAATGCTGTTAAGTTTCTGTCGTAGTTTAAACTAATCATTTCACCAATTAGCTCTGGATATCCTGGAGTAGCAATCAAGTTAAAGATACGTCTTTCTTCGTCTCTAATATCTTCATTACTGTTTACAGTAGCTTGTAGTGCTTGCACAACAACTTTTCTTTGTGCTTTTCTACCAAAGCTACCTTTTCCGTCTTCTTGGTTAGCTGATTCTGTAACCCAACGGTTTGGATAATAGTTAATCATTGATTCGCCATCACCTGGACCATACTGTGGGTTGTCTTGCGCAGTGTCAATATAGTTACGCACAAAACGCTTTACATTAAATCCGCTTCTACGCAGGTTCCAAAGCAACATTCCTTTTGGATATAGTGCTGGATCTGGGCAGTCTGGATCAACGTAATCAGTTGTCATCAAGTCTGCTATATCACCTGCTTCGTCACTGTTTGCACCGTTTGTGTTGTAACGTGCGTCTGCAAATAAGACGCCATTTTCAGTTGTTTGATCTGTTCCGTCTAGCTCTACCCATTGTGCTAGTAAAGTATTATAACGGTAAACTCTTGGATAGTTATCCATATCTGCTGTGCTTACCCAAATATCGCCATCTACTAGGTTACCGCCGTCTGAACGATCACCGTCTTCTGGTGCTGTAACTCTTACAAAAGGTCCTGCTGGATCTGGTGCTTGTGCTGGATCTACATCATAGTATGGGCTAGCAATATTGCTTTGTCCAGAAGCACCATCATATAGTAAACCTACCCACTTTTCACCGTTGTGAACCATAATATCTACTTCGTCAATGACGCTGCTATACCATAATGCGCCGTCAGCTGCTAGTGCTGTTGGTGCATCATCGCTTGCAGTATATGTTAGTGGCTTCCAAAGAGATGCTTTATATTGCTCTGGATCTGATCCAGATGCGCCATCTTGCCAATACAAGTTTACTGTGCCTGTTAGTGCAGACGTATCATATGGTGTAAACCCTGCATCAGTTAATGCATTGCTTGTATCAACAAAGTGTATTTCACCGCCGTCTCTATGAGTGATTGTAACCCTATCTTGGCTGTCAACACTTGCTACAATGTTTTCAAAGTTTAATGAGTTGATTGCTTCTGCCATTAAGTCTGCATCGTCTGAGCTACCAGTGGCAACAAATGTTGCTGTTTTCGCTGCACCCATTGTGCCTGAGCCTGCATCACTTTCTGCAATATCAAAAGATTTTGAACCAGCAGTTAATGTTGTTGTATCAAACTTTCCTGTTGTTACAGTTGTTGCACCGCTAGCATTTCTTACATAAATTCTGAAATTACCAATTGGGCTTGTATCTGCTGCAACGTTTGCTTGAATATATAAATCACCTGCTGCTAAGTTTGATCCGCCACCAGAGCGATCTAACTCATATAATGCATCTACGTTTGAATCATAAATTGGTGCATCTACTGAATCCCAAAGCTCTGTGCTTTCGTTCCAACGTCTTACTCTCCAACGTGCGCCTAGATTTGGTTCTGTGGTTTTAATCCAAAGCGAACCTGTCGGACGTGGTGTTGTGTCATTTGTTTTGTATTCTGGAACTTCTGTGTGAGGAGTAATTTGTAACTTAGGAGTTACATATTGTCCAGCTGTGATACCTAGTGTAGCAAGCGGTGTGTTATTACCATCTGCTAGTGTCATTTCGCCATCACTACCATCCACATAAAATTCCATTTTGCCATCAACTAGTGCAACACTTACACCGTTTGCAGCACTTACACATGCTGTGTTAATGTCAATAACAAATTGCTCTAAGTCTCCAGTTGATGTAACTGTTGTTGTTCCTACATTTGTAATGATGTCAAATGCATCACCTGCAACGATAGTTACATTTGGATTAGCTGCTGTTACTACAGGCCAGCTTGCTTTCCAATTTGCGCTACCAACTTCGACCCATTGTCCTGCTGAAAGTCCTGTAGCGTTACCTGGAGATTTATAATATGATTTCACAATGTTTGTAGTTGCAACAAGTGCATAATCGCCTACAGCACCAACTGACCCTTTTGGTATACCTGTAACACTGTTACCTACAAGTTGTGTTTCGTCGTAAATTACTATTGGTAATTTATTTGTAAATGTTTGTCCGCCTGCTGTCAAAATGCTAGCACCATTCCACTCAAATACACCGTAAGTAGATGATTCTGTGTCTAACCAGTATGTGCCATCATCTGGATCAGCCGCAGTAGGAATAGGACTACCATTTAGTGCAGCAAGATCAACATCGGCTCTTACTACATAAGCAAGATTACTTACGCCTAAGTAGCTGTATGCTGCTTGAAGTCCGTATTCATTCTGTTCCCCTCCGTGAACAGGATTGTTATTTGCATCAGTAATAAATTTAGGATCACCAAAAGTTTCAACAAGTTCTCTTTGTGAACTAATCAAGTAAACTTTATCTGCATTTGCTTTTAGTGTTCCTGGAGCTATACCTGTGCCTGCTCCGTTAACTTTATTTTGTTCTGTAGCAACAAAAATAATTGGCGTTGTGCCAGGTTCGGCCGGTGTGTAAAAACTCTCGTCAATTACATTTACCTGAACGCCTGGTGATACTAATCCTACCATTGTTTTTTTCTCCTATGGGTCATTATTACTATTATTTACCTGATCCGCATAGAAAATGGGGTTTATAACAAGAAAAATGCGTGTTTAACTATGTAAATATGACATCAAATCTTTAACCCAAAATTTTAAATCATTAAGTGTTCCGTTGTTGTCAATATGATAGTCTGCCATCCAAGGTTCTAAACTCATGCTGTTTTTGTCTTCTGGAGGAAGATAGTCGCTGCGGTCTACCCAAATAACATGGTCAAATACACCTGTATTCTTCATAGCAAAAAATTCACGCTTGTTTCTCAATCCACAGTAGATATCATGCGCTTTAAATATTTCTCTGCCTAGACGTGCCGCGTCAGGAACATTATAATCGCAGATAGCATCATACCATTCTGCTCGGTGATTATGCCTGTCAGCGTAGCACTGTTCTTCATCAGTATATCCATATTTGTCCTTCAACATATCGTATATAAACAACTTAGAGCAGAACCGAGAACTGCTCTCAAAACTATAATCATACTTATCACGTAATATTTCACAAACAGTATCTTTACCGTGCCTGCCGTGACCGATTACTAGTAATTTTAATTTTTGCATTGTTACATAATATATGAAAATTAAATGCTTGTCAACCAAACATTATTGGTTCCAACTTCGTAATGTTTTACTAATTCATTTACTGCTTTATTCACACCAGGAAAATCTATGTCATGACCAGTAAGCCATCCTCCTGCTTTCAGTTTAGGTGTGTATGCTAGAATATCATTTTTTACACATTCATAACTATGGTCTGCATCGATAAAAACTAAATCTAAGCAACCGTCTTTGATTGAATCAGCAGCTATGTGACTAAATGCTTCTATAGCAATTAATCTATTACCATATCTTTTTTTAATTGTTTCATTGTAAAATCCATTTATGCTTTTATCTATAGCATATATTTTTAATTCTGGATTATTGTTTAGCAAATGAAAACAAGTGCTACCGTGCCTTACTCCAACTTCGGCCATACTTTTTATATTGTTTTCTTTTACAAACCAATTTAAAAAATGTCTCCGATGTGTTTTTCCTGTGTATTCAATTGTTTGTTCAACAGCAATTCTGTTACGTTTATCCAATTAAGAACCCGTATCCTGTTCCACCTGCAACAGCCATTGCAAGATCCATTTCAAGTTTTTCCATTTCTTGCTGTGCTTCGGCTTTTAGCGTATCACCGTTTAATGTTGTTCCGCCGCCTGGGCCAGCAATTGTTGAGAATTTACTACGTGCTTCGCCTAACATATATTTGCAGTTAGCAAGTGTATAATCTTTGATCCACTGGTATGCTTTATAATCTTTAAACAGTTCAAAGTCTGGTCTATAGTTGTAGCACCAAAGTAATACTTCCTCATCTGCTCGTGGTCTTTGTAATACTGTTAATTTTTTATTGCTGGTGTTCCAAGTAAATTCTAAAAAACTACCAAACATACGTCCTACAAGTTCTTGTTGCTGTGCAAAGAAATCGTATGTGGCTAATCCGCCTATGCCACTGCCTGCTAGCAAATATGTGTTTGTATATGCTAGGTTAAATGGCTCAAACAAACTACCACCGTCGGCGCTTCCGCCAAGTCTACTTCCTATACTACGTCTGTATATTTTTCTAACTTCGATTATTTCTTGCGGAAGTATATATTCGTTCTTGTCTTGCTCTAAAGGTAAAGTAATGTAACTTTCTTCTACACTGTTTTCACTGCGTTGTCTATATTTGCTTAGTGATTTTTCCAACGCTGTTTCATAATGTATAGGATCCAATTCTACATCAACCATACCTCCACCCAAGAAGGTATTAACATAATTAAAAATTTCTTGTTTCTCTGTAGTAGTATCAGCCATAAGTTATCTCCAATAGTATTTATCGTGTCGATAAATATAGTATGCCACGATTAAGTTTATATAGACCAACTAAAAGCAACGACTACGATTTTATAGATAATATTATCTTTGAACAATTCACTGTAGGTGGAACAGATGTAGTTGTGCATAAGTATCTAGGTCCAAAATTAGCCAGCGAAGGTGATGCCACTGCTGACAAACCTCAGTATGAAAATGTTAGCGTTAAGAACATACAAGACTTACTTTTTTTAGAGAATCGTGACAGAAAGTATGACGAAGACGTTTATACGCTTAGAGGACATTACAGTGTCCAAGATGCCGACTTTGATCTTAGTCAGTTTGGTATTTTTTTAAGCAATGATATGATATTCTTGACCGTGCATATTAACAGCAGTGTAAAAACATTAGGTAGAAAATTTATTAGTGGTGATGTAATTGAATTACCGCACCTTAAAGATGAGTATGCACTTAATGATTTTGACGTTGCACTAAAAAGATTTTATGTAGTAGAAGATGTAAATCGTGCAGCAGAAGGATTTAGTCAGACTTGGTATCCGCACTTGTATAGACTTAAACTAAAACAACTTGTTGATTCTCAAGAATACAAAGATATTTTGAACTTGCCAGCAGACGAAGACAATCCTGAAGGCAATACTTTACGTGATGTTCTTAGCACGTATAGCAAAGAAATGGAAATTAATGAGGCTGTTATTGCACAAGCAGAATTAGATGTAAAAGCAAGCGGATATGATACAACTCAATTCTTTACAGTTACAGTTAGAGAAAACGGAGAAGTATATATACTCAGTGCAGACACTACAGAATTAACTGCGGACGGATTAATATCTGCTGATATGTTGATGATGAATCCTCCTAATAGTGCATATTTGGGATACTTAGTTGGCGATGGGTTGCCACCAAATGGTGTTCCTTATGGCGAAGGAGTAAATTTTCCTGCAAGTAATTTAAGTTCACAAGGAGATTATTTTTTAAGAAAAGATTTTTTTCCAAACCGTTTATTTTACTATACAGGAAGAACATGGAAAAAAGTTGAAGACGATGTTCGCACTACAATGACACCAAACGATACACGAGATACACAAAAAGGCACATTTATTAATAATACAAACTATATGTATTTTAATAAATTAGGTGCAGACGTTGTTAATGCAGAAAAGGATGATATAATTATCGATACTGATATAAGTTATCCTACAACAGCTCTTTTTGTAGTGATAAAAAACCAAAACACATTGTTAGAATATGATTATGCTTTAGAAGATCATCCAGATCTATTTTCTGACGATGGAACCGGAAAATTGCGTATTCAGTTGCCCATTATCAACAACGTTCAAGAAAAACTTGAACTTACTGGTAGGTATGATATCTACATATATGCAAGACGTGAGGCCGAAAGACAAGCTATTTCTAAAGCACTTAGACCGAGGTCAGATTACTAATGCAATTTTTTTATGATGGACAAATACGTAGATATATAAGCCAAATTATAAGAGCTTTCAGTTATTTCCAATACAAGGACAGTGACGGTAACTTAACAAATGTTCCTGTTATGTATGGAGACTTGACTAGACAAGTTTCTAATATCATGCGAGATAATAGTGAAAACAAAATGCCAAGTGCTCCTCGCATGGCAGTTTATATTACTGCATTAGAAATGGATAGAACACGTTTGAGCGACAGTAGTTTTGTTAGCAAGGTCAATGTAAGAGAGCGTGAATGGGATCCTGTTGCTAAAGAATATAAAACCACACAAGGCAATGGTTATACAGTAGAACGTTTGCATCCTACGCCTTATAATCTCAGCGTTAATGTAGATTTATGGACTACAAACACAGAACAAAAATTGCAAATCATGGAACAGATACTAATGATCTTTAATCCTGATTTAGAATTACAAACCAGTGACAATTATGTTGACTGGACAAGTCTTACTGTATTAAATATGGACAGCCTGACGTTTAGCAGTAGAAGTATACCTACTGGCACCGAATCAGATATAGATGTTGCTACAATGGCATTTACTGCTCCTATATACATTTCACCTCCTGCAAAAGTTAAGAAGCTAGGTGTAATTACAAGTATTATTACAAGTGTATTCAACGTAGATACAGGAACAGTTGAACTAGATGGCTTCAATCCAGATACAGGAACAGATGTGTCTAACACCTCCGATATAACAGTTTTACCTGATGGAAGTGTTATTAACGATGGTCAAACAAACATAGGCAACGGATTAACAGATTTAACAGATCCATCTAATACAGTGATAGGTGTTGGTGCTAACACTGTCGAACCAGGAACAGTTGCTCCAAAAGATGGATTAGTCAAAGGCGAATTTGACGATGTAATTGTCGATCCAGATGACGATTCAAGACCACGAAATGTTTATGGCGTGGCTTCTGATACGCAGTTAACATTAAAGGCTCCATTAGTTACAACTTACAGAAATCTTGATATAATTATTGATAGTGATACTGCTAAACTAAGTATTAATAAAAAATTACGCATAGGTGAAGTTACATGGCTTAATGTAATAGAGGCTGAGGAGTTTGCTACATATCAAGAAGGTATTAGTCAAATAAGATTAAAAAGAGCCGAATTAATAAATCCAATTGTTGGAACATTTACTATTAACGCATCCGACAAATATACATTAGACATTGAATGGGATGTAGATACTTTGCCTACAGATACGCTAATACCGGGTATTGCTCGTAGCGCAAACGATGAAGGCACAATTGATTATATAATTAATCCTAGAACATTTAATCCTATTACACACTACGGTGCTACTAAATCAGATATTCCTTTAGGAGCACGTTTGCTTATGTTAGCACCTATTGGCGGTAAAGTTGAGCGCAAGCAATCTTTCTTGTTGCCTGATAATACTATTGATACAGAAACAGACTTTGATGCTGTATATGGACATGATATTTTTGTTAACGGTGTTAAGGTAACATCTACTGCAATTAACAAAGACGACAAGTATGTGATTAAACTAGACTCGCCAGCGCCTGCTGATGTAACTGTTCGTTATGTATTATACTTGAACGAAGATGGGGCTGATGCCTGGAAGAGTGTATCAGGTGATGACTTTATTGCAGACCATTATGATATTGTAGAATGGGATGGTAGCAAGTGGAATATAGTATTTGACGCAAGCGAATCGACAGAAACTGTTTACATAACAAATCTTACAACAAACACACAATACTATTTCAACAGTTATTTTTGGCAAAAAGCCATCGACGGTTACTATTCAAACGGCACCTGGGATTTGGTTTTATAATATAACTATTTTTATGAATAAAAAAATTACATGCAGCGGAACCTTATTCTATAGTTTAAAAACTAAACGTTTTTTGCTACTCCATAGAACCCAAGGTAAACAAAAAGAATTATGGGGACTAGTTGGAGGCACTAATGAAGACGGCGAAACTCCTTGGGAAGGTTTGCAAAGAGAAATCGTAGAAGAGATAGGCGAAACACCCGAAATAAAGAAAACTGTTCCGTTGGAAAGTTTTATTTCTAATGATCAGTTTTTCCATTTTCACACATATTTGTGTGTAGTAGAAAACGAATTTATTCCAAAATTAAACAACGAACATGATGGATATGCATGGGTAGCATTTAAAAAATGGCCCAAGCCTTTGCATCAAGGTCTAAACAATACGTTAAGAAATAAAACAAATCAAAGCAAATTAGAAACAGTTATACGTCTTGTTGATATGATTGCTTAAACTGTTCTTCTAGCCATTCAAAATCATTTATCTTTTTCAATGCTTCAGTATTATTCGCCGCAAATTCACCGTATTTTTTGCCGTGAATAGCACCGCTAATCGCCGCATCACCGAATGGTTTGTCAATACCTCTGGTGCACCATGCATTTAATCTAAACTCAGTTTCTTCGTCATTTTGTCTGTCTATAGATTTGCTGGCTAACTTTACACATTCTCTAAATGCACTTTTCCATGTAGAAAACTCGTCAGTGTTAAATGCACTTATGTTGCTCATTTGTGGCACACTTTTGAAGTTTCGACTTATACTTGTAGTCATATCAGGCGTGTTTGTATTCATATTCAAAGTTAAATGCTTAGGTAATAATTTAACTCCGCCATACCCATAAATTAATCCGTTTATAGGATTTAAACTTCTCCATACATACACTGTGTTTCGTCCATCTAAATCGTAATGACTAATTTGATAATCAAATTCAAAGTCATCAATAATTTGTGCATCTGCATCTACAACCCAAAACATATCTGTTTTTGCTATTTTGGCAGCAGCAATATGTGCTTGGTGTATTCCTTTTACACCATTTACTCTTTTTGCATTAGGAAATTTTTCAGTAAGTTTTTTAAAATTTTCATCTGCATTAGGCTCATTGTAACTTATAAAAACAATATCAAAAGGTTTAGGTTTGCTGGCTTGTGTGTCGTATTCTTTTTTGATGGCATAAAATCTATGCTCAATTTCTCTATCTGTTAAATTCAAAGATTTACTAGTTAATGCAATACCGTCAAAATACTCGCCGTTTTTCCAAACATGATTTATTTTTCTTTCGTATTGATTATGATGATCGATATAAAAATTCCAATTGAAATCATCATTTACAATGATATCATCAGGTTTAATAAAAAATAAATCAGTAGGAGATTTATCAAATGCTTCTAAATACTGTTTGTAATTATTAACATTAAAAACAGGATACGGCTTAGGATCGCTAGCAACTATATTCCATTCTTTTTTTGTAATATAAAATCTATGTTCTATTTCTTTTTCACTGACTAAAGAATTTTTACTAAAAAGCACAACTCCGTCTTTGTATTTTCCATTATTGAAAATATGATTAGTATTTCTATCATGGTTATTATAATGACTAAAATACAATGAAAAATCAAAATCGTCTCTAACAATTACATCGCTAGGCACTCCCCAAAACATATTTGTCTTGCTGCTATACAATGCATTAGTATAATCTTCATAAGTATCTATGGTAAATTTATCATACTTCTTTGGTTCGCTGGCAACAATATCTAATTCTTTTTTGTTAACAAAAAATCTATTCTCAATTTCTTTAACTGTAACTTCTTCAAACTTATTAAACAGCACTACACCGTCTCTATGCTCACCATTTAAGAAAATGTAATTTGTTCTTCTATCTATTTCATCTTTGTCTAATTCTTCGTCCCATTTAAAATCTTTTTTTACATCAACGTCATCCGGAATGCCCCAGAACATATCTGTGGTAGTATCTTTTATAGCATTGAGATAATCTTCGTAAGTGTTTATAGTAAATCTATCAAATGGTTTAGGTTTACTTACTTCTAAATCGTGTTCAATTCTAGATGCAATAAATTTATAAATTATTTCTTTTTCGGTCACTATGCTATGCTTGCTATACAACACAAGCCCGTCGTAGCGTGTTCCATTTTTAAACACATGATTTTGTTTTCTATCAGCTTTATTATGATAAGAAATATACATTGAAAAAATATCATCATTTACAATGTCAATACAGTCGGGTATTCCCCAAAACATTTCTGTAGTGCTGTATTTGAATGCGTGTTGATAATCATTGTAATTGTTTATTTTAAATTGATCAAACTTTCTTGGATCGCTAGCTACAATTCTTATTTCTTTCTTTTTGGCAAAAAATCTGTGTTCTAACTCTTTATCAGTCATTGCATAGTTTTTTGGACAAAGTATAATGCCATCAAGCTGATCTAAATCTCCATTGCCAAAAGTATGAACATAATCTAAACTCCAATCGTCTGGCACATATGAAAACTTAAATGTTGGACGCATTATTGTATCATGCCATACAACCCAAAACATATCAGTAAACGATCTTTGCTGTGCTTGTTCAAAAGATTCTACGATTTGCACATTAGGAATATTATTCATAGCCCATTCTTTTTGAGTGCTGTCGCCGTCTATAAAGAAAATATCAAACTTTTCTTTTCCATAATAAGGATCGTAACATCCGCAAATATAATTGTGTTCTATTTCTTTATACTTTTGTTTTTGTGTAGGAACCAGTTTTACTTTATCATAACTGATAATTTTCTTGCTATTCTTATGCACATATGGAAATTTATGAATACACGTTTCTTCTTCTTGTCTAGGCCTAAAATACCAAGGAAATGTATCAAAGGTTCTTATACTGTCATCAACAAGCCATACATATTCGCTATCATAATTGTTTTTCCATACTTGTTCGAGATTATTTGTATCTCCAGTTTTTACAATTGGAAATTTATCCAAAATATGATTTTTTAAATAATCTTGTCCATTAAAAGTCGGACTACCATATTTTTCAAATCTGTCTATAGCTCTCATAACTTATTAGCCTTTATTCCTATATGTGCCATTTGCATACTTACATCTGCATCAATCCAAACATCAATGTTGTGTTTGTATGCTAGATTACAAAAATATATATCCTCGCCGCTGAAGTTATCGGTTTCATTATTATATTGATGAGCAAACCAAGGTTTAGGAAGTTTGTCAAAAACTTCTGCTTTTATCATCATACATCCCATACCCACTGCCCACACCTTGTGTAAACCACGAGTAGCATCCAATCTTTCCTCTATATTGTCAGGATCAGTAAATGCAACAGATTGGTAAGGACTGTATCTAGTGCTATAGTTTGCTGCTACAATATCTTTGTCGTGTTTTAAAAAGGTATCTACTATAGTTGGTGGAAAATGTAAATCAGTATCTAACCAAAGCAAATGAGTAGCATTTGCATTCAATGCTTCATTTGCTAACCGTGTTCTTGATTCAGCAATAACGCTGCTTGACACAATATGCAAATCATAATTTATATTCTTTGCAGTAAGTTTACTTGTAAGATACGCAAGACTACGAGCAAATACTGTATGAACCTGATCTCGAGCAGGAATACAAATACTTAATTGCATTATAGTGTTGGTGCTGTCTCTTGATTAAGTTCTTTTTCTGCTTCTACTGTAAGCGTATTCATTGAACGTGCAGAAGTTGTTGCAATTTTCACTGCTTTTTGGAAATCTTCGTCTCCTAGATTAGCCATAGCCAACATGTTTTCTGGTTGAACTTTTCCTAAGGTTAAAAGATCTGCTCCTGCTAATTTTCCAAATTTGTGTGTCCAGTGATAACTTTCATCATCTTCTGGAATATCCATAGCTTGAATTTCTGCAATAACTTGTGCTTCTAGTTCGTCGTCTAGATCAAGAGCAAGTAAAGTGTTTTCTTTTCTTACCTTTGTATATTCTTCGGCCAAGTCTACATTCAAGACTTCATAAAGTGTTTTCATAGTGTGCTCCTATTATGTTGCTGGGAAATAATAACCACCAAAACTACTACTCATTGAAATAGTATTACCATTTGAAATGCCAATAAAAGGGCCCAATGTTCCGCCTAGGTTTATCGGAGTTGTTGATGATCCAAAGTAGTTGCGGATCTGACTCATTGTAATTTGGCTTCCGGTAGGAGGTAATGGCATTATTTTTCCTGTTTCTTAGTTTATGCTAACACACTATTTAAAACGTGTCAAGAAAGATAGCCAGTAAATCTGGCTATCCTTTTATTTATCGAGTAGTTTCTTAACCATCTCCTTGAGTTCGTCGATTTCGTTTTGCTGTTCTTTGATTGCTTCTATAAGCAACGGAACCATCTTTTCATACTTAACTGTTAAGTATTCTTCGCCTGACTTGCTGGTTTCTTCTCCAGTTGACGGATTAACACTTACATCAAACGGTGCTGGTGCAACAGCCTGTGGAAGCACTTTTTGCACTTCTTGTGCTAACACACCTGCATCATTGTATTTGATTTTAGGATTAAATCCTAACTCTTCGATGTTTTCAACCCAATCATAATTTACACCATTCAAGCGTTTTACTTTTTCAATAGCATTTGTAATTGGGCTTATATTTGTTTTCAATCTGGCATCTGATGAATAAGCTGTAACTTCGCCGGATGAGAAAACTCCGCCGCCACGTGCAACTCTAAACAAGTCTGTTGTGGTGTTGGTTGCTTTAACTTGGAAAGCATTGGTAGGATCACTACTTGAGATATCAGCTTCAACAACCAAACGAGATTTCACACGCACATGGTCAGATGATCCTGTTCCGTCATTTTGTGAACTTAAAAGTAAACAACCAATTTCACCAGCAGAAACTCCTGCTTCTGGATAATCTTCGTCATAAACAATGTATGCAAAGTCACTTGGTGAGTTACCTACCGATTTGAATAGTATAGCAACAGCACCGTCGTTAGCAGCTGGTTCAAAAGCTGCTGCAACTTTGTTGTCATAATCCCAGTAGGCACTTCTGTCGTTACCGTCATAGTTGTCAACTTGTCCTCTAAATACCAAACAACCTGTCATGATATCAGTTGCATCGCTACGTAAGAACTGTGTGCTATCTAATCCATCTAATGTGTTAGCATTGTCGGCACTGATACCTGTTAGTCCGCTACCATCTCCGGTGAATACATTAGCTGTAATATTACCGCTGATGTTGATAGCGCCGCTACCACTAAGTGTTCCTGAGAAACTGTCATTTGCATCACTGCGTAAGAATGATCCGCTACCTAGGTTATCAAATAGGTCTGCATTTAGTCCTGACCCTGGTCCATCGTTGCCAGCATGCCAAACAGTGTTTCCACGGAATGTGATACCATTTTGTCCACCATCTGGTAACATACGAAGCAGTTCTGTTGTTGTTCCACTTTGAGTATATGTGAAACGGAAGTCTTCGTTGGCGTTGTCGTTGATGTTAAATTCTAGTCTACTGTTACTATCGCCATCACCTGTGTTGTAGAATCTAATACTTGCACCGTCGGTGTTTCTACTCCAAACAACACCTTCTTGGTCATCACTGAAAGTGATGTTACCAGTCATTGTTCCGCCAGTGCGTTGTAAGAAGTCTGTGCTATCTAACCCATCTAGTGTTTCTGCATCCACGTTTGTTAGACCGCTACCGTTACCTGTAAATGTGCTTGTTCCAATATTAATATTTCCAAAGCCGCTTGTAATACTACCTTGGTTTAAAGCACCAGTTCCAGTTAGGTTACTGTATATGCCTGTGATTCTACCGTTTGGAACAGTTCCGCTATCCAGGTTACTTGCATTCAAGTTTCCTATACCACTACCGTCTGCTGTGTTTAGACTACCAGCAAACAATGCTCCTGCAACACCTAAGCCTCCGCTTATTCTAACAGCACCTGTTGTAGTTGAAGTTGCAGAACTGGTGTTACTGAATGTTTTAACACCTGCCATTGTTTGATTACCGCCTAAGCGAGCACCTGCAACAGTGCCAGTTGTAAGTTGGCTAGCATTTAGCGTAGTCAATCCACTACCGTTACCAGTAAATGTATTTGTTCCGATATTAACATTTCCAAAGCCGCTGGTAATGCTACCTGAGTCTAGAGCTCCAACAGTTGTTAACGCACTGGTTACTAGGCTACTATCAACAATGTTAGCACCTAGAGATGTTGCATCTAACACTTTGGTATCTGCAATTCTGTATTCTTTGTTGCTAACAATATTTACATGTTCACTGAAATCCCAACTAGCGTTAGCATTTGACCATGTTATTGTGTGATCTGTAGCACCTTTTAGTGTTATACCACCACCGTTAGCTGTTGCATCTGTTGGTGATGCAACCGATCCTAGTTCAATATTTTTATCATCAACTGTAAGTGTTGTAGCGTTGATTGTTGTGGTTGTTCCATTTACAACAAAGTCACCTTCTACAGTTAATGTGCCTGCAATGTTAGTGTCGCCGGTTGCGCCGTCCATTATAACTTTGTTAATAGATGCACCAAATCTAAAATCACCATCCTGGTCAATCGACAATCTTTGGACACCTGCTGTAAAGAAGTCTAAGTCATCGTTATCAGCACCTGCACTTGTCTCTGCAATGATTTTTGTGTCTTGATCGACATCAATTACACCACCTAGTGGTGCCCAGTTTGTTCCATCGTAGCCTTCAAATGCTACAATCTCACTGTTGAATCTTGCATCACCTGCTGCTGGTGGGGATGTTCTAGCTGCGGTATTACCAACAGGAAAGTTTATTGCACCATCTGTTGAGAAATTTGTGTATCCAGTAACTTCTGTATCGCCGCCTGCATTAAAACGCATTCTTACTTGTGCATCATTTTGTATATCACCGGTAGAACCTACGTCTCCCGTTTTGATAATAACATCTCCGCCTGTAGCAGCGCCTGTGCCTAACCCTGCTTGTATAGTAAGATCACCACCTGAAACATCTGTTCCAAGTGCGTTTACCCCTTTTATAATTCCATCGTTAGGTGCAGTATCTGTTTCTGCTTGTCCTATTACAATACTTTCGTTACGAAGAACTAGGTTACCGTTAATGGTAGCTGATCCTGCAGGAACATCTAACGGATCTGCTGTAACCAGATCGTCTGTTCTAATTGTAAAAGATGTAGCAGTTGCCGTAGCACCACTAACAGGCCATGTTCCGTCTAGATTGGTTACACCACTGGTTGCAATATTAATTCTATCACCAACTGATATACCTAAAGTATAAGGAGTATAAGTAAAGGTTAGTGCAGTGCTAGTAAGTATACTTCCTGTTGTAGCATTACTTAGATATATTGCATCGTCAGTGACACCACTTACAGTTGTATTAGCAGGAATAGCCACACTACCAGTTACAATCATTCCAGCCAAAATGCCAGTTGTATCTGATAAGATAATTTCTTTGTCGCCATTGCCTGCTGCTTCAGCAGTGTTTGCAACTATGCTTTCTAAATTTACTGCAACATCTCTAGAAATTGTTGCTTCATAGCTAGCAATAAATGTAAATAAATTTCTTGATCCTGCTGCACTACCAATTGTAATATTGGTTGCATCGCCTCCAATTTTTAAACTACTTACATTGCTGTTATAAACTCTACCAGCACCTGTGCTTGATGATGTAAGTGCTGCTGATCCAACGTCCAATCCTTCAGCAAGATCAAGTGCTGTGCCCCACTCTGGTGTAGTGCCGTTTGATCTTAAGAAAGTATTTTGTCTTCCTATTTCTAATTCATTTAGTGTTGATGTTGATTGTGCATATACAATAGCACCAACAGTATAAGTTCCAATGCCTGTTCCGCCTCTAGTTACAGGAACAAGACTGGTTAGGTTGTTTGGATTGAGGAAGTAAGCACTGTCTAAACTATCCAACGTTCCTGCGTCAACAACACCGTCTTTGATGAATACTTGTCCTGATCCGCCTGCATCCACATCAAATTGTGACTGTAAGAATCTAGCAACACCTAATGTTGAAAATGTTCCAAGAACATCTAGGTCGACGTTGGAAATACCAATGTTAACTGGATCACCATAGAATTCGCCACTTAAACTCGATCCTGTAAGTGTAATTGGGTTGTCTGTTGTATTTGCAACTTTAAGACTTTGAACAACAGTTTGATAGCTACTATCACCACGCAAGAAAGTATCTGTGTTAGGTGTTCCTGCACTTGCCAATCTCGAAGGTGAAATAGTTCCCGAAATAATATTTTCTGCGTCAATGTTTGTAACAGCAAGTGTGTTCCAGTTATCAAGCAATCTACTTGATGTATTAATTACACTTTCAACTTGAACATTGTTAGTAATAACTTCAGCAGTTCCTACACCTATTGTTGTAATATCTTGAGCATTTGTTACCAAGTCGTTTATGCTACTCAATGCGTCAGAACGCAGTGCGTGTATTGTAAATGAGTTTGTAGTAACAGAACCAACAAAGAATCTAGAGCCGGTGTCAACTGGTCCGCCTGCGCCAACTGTGCCGAACAGTTCGTTAGCACTTGATCCATCAGTTAATGATTCAAAACGTATAGCATCACCTGTGGTTAAACCGTGATCCTCAACAATAATACTATTATCTGTTATGTTTATTGTTTGACGTGTGATGTTATGATTGTTGTTAGCCGGTGTGCTTGTAAATTCAACTTGATTAAGTAGTGCAAAGCCTTCATATAATTCAATAGTATTACTATCAATACGCTTTACATAGTATACCTGTTCGTTTAACAATCCGCCAATTGGAACGTTTCCTATAGTATCATACAATACCGGATCGCCATTTTTCATTCCGTGGTTTGGAATTGTTATTCTATAAGTTGTATAGTCAACATTACCGCCACCACTTACATCACCAGCTAAGAAATTATGTGTTATAACATCGTCTAGGTTTATTTCTTTTGCAGTAGCAACAGCAGTGTTATCTTCCACAAAGTCTAATGATGATGCACTAGCAACAAACAGTTCGCCACCTAAAATATTCACATATGCACGTTTTTCAATAGCTGTTACTTCTATTTCAAATCCGCTTCCTGTGCCACCCACATCACTGGCATTGATTTCTAATAGATCGCCCACAGCATACCCGGTTCCACCTCTGTTTACATCAACATCTGTTACCTGTCCTGCTGTGATTGTAAGGTTAGCTGTTGCTCCTGTTCCTGACCCTGTTTTGGCTTGTAATGGCACACTTTCGTAAACCAGTGTTCCTAAAACAGGCTGGTAACCACTACCGCCTACGATATTTGCGTTGTCTACGTTTACAGCAATACCACTGCGGAATTCTGTAACAGCACCTTGAGCATTACCGTCTGCAGAGGTAACAATAGTTCTAACTGTTCCTGTTGCTGCTGCACTTGCTTTTGTAGGATCAGCACTGTCTACGTTTGTGTAAGTAAATGTCGTAGAGCTAGGAACACTTAAAACTAGACCATTTTCATTAAATGTTTCGTCTGTTGTGTTCAAAATTTGAACTGTATTACCTACTTGTAGATTGTGTGCAGCACTGGTTGTTACAGTTGCAATATCGCTGTTACGTTCTGCAAATGTCAAACTACATGTTTCATCAGTGGTAAACGTATAACTTTGAGTTGCATCTAATACCAAGAACTGACTTGAATTTGAACTACGTAAGAACCAGTTGTCAACAATCTCTGTGCTTGGTCCTTTAGATGTAATGTTTACGCCTGAATCTACGCCATTTACAAAAAGATTTCCTGCACTTACTTCCCATGGATCTCCTGTTGAGTCTTCGTTATCATCCCAGGCACCGCCCTGTGTAACAACAAGTATGTTAGTGCTTAGGCTGTAGTTGCCTTTTGAATACGCCACGGCTCCTGCTACACCAGGTTGTGTTATTTCATCGCCGTCATTAGCGGTGATGATGCCGCTCAATGCAAGTTCTACCTGTTCGTAGTTCTCAGTAGCAATATCACCAGCTTTCAAATCAACAGCTGGAATATCGTCTACTTGTTCTAGTCGTGATTGGTAACCTGGTGTATTTGTGTTTGTAAACTGACGTGTGGCCGGAATCAAATCAGGGTTTAGCTGGCCATTGACGTTCAACTGAACAATAGCACCCGGCACGGCCGCAGTAGATACAGTTTTGTCAACAAAGCCACCTAGTCTGTTACTAATAAAGCTTCTTACTGCTAACTGTGTAGGAAGTCTACTATCAGCAGGTCCGCCAATTTCATCGTCACCCAAGTTAACACTGGTTGAAATTTCTTCAATAGCAACATCTGACAAGCTCAATCTCAGTGCATCAAGTTCGTCCACCTGCACTTTGTTTCTAAAGGTAATATTACCAGTTCTGTTAAACGCTGTAATAAAGTCACCAACTTTAAAGTCACCAAGTTCGTTTGTTCCTGATGAATAAACTCGTCCTGGCAATTCTTCAAACTGTTCGTATTCTGATCTAGTGTTACCACCGTTTTGTGGTAATGCATTATAGTCTGTTCCAGAACCTGCATATTCCCAAGTGTGTGCAGATGAGTTAACAACAGAAGGCCTGTGGAACCAACATTGCACTTCTGGCAGGTTTGATAGATTAGACAATGCACTACTTCCGTCTGTAGCTGTAACACTGAATGTTGCTGTGCCTAGTCCTAGTTTAGAAGCAGCTTCGTTAACACCAATATTAGTATTAGGTGTGCCACTTGTATGGTCCGAATCAATAACACTTGTTTCGTCAAATTGGATACGCAGTAGACTTTGTCCTACTGCAACCTCTTCAATACTGACTACAAGTAAACGATCTCTAGGTGTCCAACTTGTAACAATAGCACTGTTATTATTTGATCCTGTTGTGCCTGTAATTGCTCTACCAGGAACAAATTCAAATCCTTCAGATCCAGATTCTAATTCTAGTGTTTGGTAAGTTGTGTGACTACTTAAAATCTCGTCAACAAAGAATTCTATTACACCAGAAAGGAATTTGTGTGTGCCTGTGCTTGTAGAAATAATGTTAACATCAAAATCCAAACTATCGTCAAACGCTAGTGTAAATTCATCTTCACTAAGAAGTTTGACATAATATTGTTGTTCGTCGTCAAGTCCTTGTATTACTGCATTACCATTTGGATCGTAAATAACTTTTTGTCCGTTTGTAAATCCATGTCCTACAATTGTTATAATGTTAGTAGTTGCATTGACTGCTGTGGCAGCATTAAATGTTGTTTCTGTAGGAGTAGTTTTGTAATTATTTGTAATATCGCCTGCACTACTTACTTCAGTAGGATCTGGCAAGTCATTAGGATCATTAATAATTGTAGTAACAATATCAAAACTTGCTCCGACAAAATCTTGCACTGCTGTTGCCAAACTTGAAATATACGTTAATGCTTCTGTTTTAGCATAATCAATAGCAGCAATAGTTTGTAATTCCTGCCCACTGATTGTTATCTGAGAACTATCTTGCAAGTTACGTGTATAGTATGCAAGACCAGCACTACGTGAATATCTGTTACCTGTGTCCCAAGTGTCCTTTGCAACAGCTTCTACAATAAGTTGAGTATCTCTGTTACACTTGGATGCATCGTATGTAAATCCATACCAAATGTTAGCCTGGATTTGTTCATTAATCCATTGTGTAACATTTTGTGCTATATTAATTTGACCTGTGGTGTCTAATTCTGCATAGGCACTATATTCCGGATTACTGTTTACCCAAGTAAGATCCGGCTCAATTCTAGTTGGAAGAGTTGACGAATCGTTTAGGTAATCAATAATTTCTTGTATTCTATCGCCGGCTGTGGTTGCTGCGGCTGCACTACCAGCATCTGCTGTTGTGTCTTGTGTTTCTACAGTTCCACTTGATGTTGTTACCGCAGTTTCAACAATAACTTGTTCAACTACTGTTTTCAATCTACCATAAGCAGCAACAGTTTCTTCTAACTGGCCGCTACCGTATTGTGCTACACCGTCAACAAAGTATGCAAGTGCTGCTTCGTAAGTTTGTAAATTACCGCCGTAGGTTAAGTCATAAATTAACGCATCAATTATAAGACCAATGTCTCTTGCACATTTTGCAGTGTCGTAAACAAAACTACTTGTAAAAGGTGCTATTTCTCCGGATACCTGATCTGCAATCCAGCTGTTTACTTCGTCTTTTATAAATGCAGTGTTGTTTGTTAATTGGGTAGCTGCATTTAAATAACCAGTATCACTAGCATTATCAGTGCCGCTTGTTGGTGTAGGATAGCTGTATGCATCAGCATTACCTTCACCATTTTGAATAATGTCAATTACTTCATCCCACAGCGCATTTGCTCTGCTGGTCGCAGTTGCATCTGACAAATAGTTAGCTGTATACGTTTTTGCTTGAGCAAAAGCTGCAACAGTTTGGTCGACTTGGTTGTTTAAGAAATATGTTCCATTACCGTTAAAATAGCGTAATGCTGCACTAATTGTTCTGTAATTACTGTTGAATAAAATATCATATCTAATTGCATCTAATATTTTTTGAACATCTCTTTTACATTTGTCTTCATTGTATGTAAAGCCTGCCCAGATACTAGGTGTTGCTGCACTGATTTGTCCGTTAATCCATGTAACAACATCTGAAGCAATTAGATCTTTGTTTGATAAAAGTAACTCATATGCTTTCTTATATTCTGATTCTCTAAAGCGTAAAACAAATTCTTCAACAGGAGCGTCACGATTAATACCTACAATGCTTACTGTTTGTTTTCCGTCAGCAGCACCGGTTGCTGTAACAAAACTTCTATCAAATTGGAATGCTTTTGGCGAAAACCCACTAGCTCTAAGAGCATATAAACCAAAGTTTGTAGCAGAGTTGGTAATTGAACAATATCCGCCTGACTGACAGTAAACACCGTTGAGTAGGAAAATTTCGAAACAAGACACGATCTGTGCATAAGCATCGTTGGTTAGTCGCCACGCTGTTCCACCAAATGATAGAATAGTAAATGCGTTAGCAACCATTGACTTACCTTGTTCAGGTATAGCACCAATAACCGGATTCTCAGCCTCAATACCGTATGTCGGAACGTTGGGTGATTCAACTTTTGAACCGTCAATCTTAGCACCGTTCATACCTAAGAACGAAATAATCGAACAGTTCTGAATATATGGTGATGTAAAGATTGTTGGTCTTGTATCTGGTAGATTTGTATAATCTGCACGGTCTGTTACAGCAGGATCAAAAGGATCGTCAAATGCCACGGCATAGTCTGCTGTAATAGTAGGAACAAAGTTGTTGTCTACACCATCACGGAACGTAAATTCACCAAAGTAACATGCGTTACGAACACGTAGCATGTCCAAGTTGGCGTTTGCAGGACGGATAATACAACCACGCAAACCGTCGCCTTTGATAACTGTGTTATCTGGAACAATAATTGGGTTTTGTTCTGTATAGTCGCCAACCGCAACTTTGATGTTTACACGTTTAAAGTTGATACTACCGTCTGCATTGTAAACCAACCCGGAGGCAATTTGACAGGCTCTTTTAACAGTTCTAACTGGAGCGCTCTGTCCATCGTTAGCATCATCACCTTGTTCTTGCGAAACATATACTGTGTTTCCTCCAAAGATATCAGCATCTTGGAAAAATAATTCACCGCTTCCGTTTGTTGCTAATATCTGACCCACTGTTCCTTGTGACGGAGGCAATGTCATATTGTAACCTGAGTCTAACACATCCGGTGCTTTAATACCTACACCGTCGTCGCCTGCTGCGGTAAGTTCTTTGAATGTTAAAGTTTTTGCATTTTCGATATCTAAATCATTATACAAGTTCATACCTGCTGCTGTAAATTGAGCAGTATCAACTCCGTTCATTCTAACATTTATTTCTGCTACATTCTCTGCACCTTGATCGGTGACAACAATTTCTGTATCATTGTCAAAAATACGTTTTGTAATATCTTGAACTGTTGAATCGTCACGCAGTAGGAAAACTTTACCATCTGCTGTGTTAATTGCTAATTCGCCTGAATCTAATTGAGATACTAGGGGTTGTTTACCCGCGACCGCACTTCGCTTGTGTCTAATCTTTGTTGCCATTACGGCTGCCTCCTATTTAGGTCTGGGTCAGGTCTATGCAGACGCCCGTTTTTATACGATAGAAATCGTTATAAAGTTATTTATCATAGGAGTAAAAGTGGTAGCTTTTTAGAAGCTACCACCATCAATTGTGTCAGTCCATATTGGAGTGCTATCAACATCACTTGTTACAGTGAGTATTTGGAAACTGTCTGTTGCATCGGATGTGCCTGCTGCTGCCGTAACTTTTATAGGGTTAGCAGTGTCACCATACAAAATACCATCTTCTGTGAATTCGCTTACACCCGTTCCGCCGTATTGAACTTCTAAATCGTTATTTGTTAGAATTAAAGTTCCGTCAACAGTTACGTCAATATCAAACGTTGTGCTACCGTTTACAGTGCCACCTGTAAGTTTGTTTAAGTATCTGTTTTCAACATATGTTGAAACTGCTGCTTGTGTAGGAACAGTGTTTGCATCTATTGCACCTGTGCTTGCTAACAATGCTGGGTTGTTGCTGATTTCTTTCATCTCAACACCAACTGGCACACCGTCTCTAATCAGTGGTCCAATACTTGTTAAACCGCTTAGGTTTAATTGATTAGCGTTAAGTGTAATACTACCATTAAGAGCATTTACTGCAAAGAAGTTACCAACTCTAAAGTTACCAATTTGGTCAACTGTGCCTCCGGCAAACACTTTACCTTGGTTTGATTCTTTAATTTCTTCTTCAGGTATTGCAGTTCCGCCAAAGAACGGAAGTGCATTGTATGTTATACCAGCACCTACGTATTCAAAGGCATGACCCGATGTTGAAATAGTTGACACGTTATAAAGTGCAGCAAATTTATCTGTAGTTACACTTACAACTCCTGGGAATACTGTAATGTTAGCAATACCACCAAATTGTAAATTCAAGTCTGCAATAGTATTATCTACAATTGAATCTTCGGCTTCGAGAATTGTATTTCGATCTTCTAAGTATTCACTACTACCTAATAGATAGTTGTGTTCTAGTTGTGTCCAACCTGTAGTATACTCTTGTTGTATAGCTAAACCTATTCTATCAACTAGTATTTTTAATGTATCACCGCCTATGGTAGATCCATCTGGTATACTTAAATCTTGCGTTTCCGGGTTATTATAACTCTTTGTGATAGCAACATTGTTTGCTACCTTTTGCATTACATTTGCCAAATGATAATATGTATAGGCAGTTACTAAGGTTTGATCTGCATTTCCGACTTTTGCAGCACCTAGGATTGCTCCATTATAATATGCTTCTGCTGCACGTTTAGTTTGCTTGTTACCGCCATACATCATATCGTATATTGCAGAATCAATAATATAACCTGTATCTCTTTTACACTTGTCAATATTGTATTCGAAACCAATTAAGTTATCAGTAATGTATGTAATAACAGTGTTTTGTATTATGGCTTTTTGACTTAGTAGATCTGCTGCAACCAATTTTGTTGCATCACTTAACCAAGTAAAGTCTGGTAATACTTGTGTATACTGAGGTCCTACTGTGCCACCTGTATTAATAGCATCAATTACAAGATCAAATAAATCATCGCATGTTGCTTCTTCTATTGTGGTGCCGTAATTTCCACCTAAAACTTGTGTTTCTGCATTTCCTGGTGTAGGAGTAACAGCAACACCTTTAATACATTCACCTGCTACTGATTTCAAATGTGTAAATGCATCTACAGTTTGTGAAACCTGACTAGGAGGAATGTATTGCGCTGCTCCTAAGAAATAAGCATTAGTTGCTACCAGTGTAGCATAATTACCTGTGTATAATGCATCGTGAACAACAGCGTCAACAATGTATCCTACATCTCTAGCACATTTATCTTCGTCATAACTAAATCCATTGTATGTAGTTGAAATAAAGTCTATTGTATCTGTAATAATAGTAGATTTTTCAGATGCTAAATTATCAACAGCAGCCTGTATGCTTAATTCACTTGGTGTAATTGGATTTGCATTTGGATAAGTTACAGTAGGAAGATTATCAATTCCGTTGATAATTACATCCTGGAAAGTCTGTAGTAATGATTGTGCTTTTGTAACTTCATCATTAGTAGCAGTGCTTGCAGTTGTATCTTGTGTTTCATCAGTTTGTTCTGGATTTGCAACCGCTACATCTAGTAACACATCTCTAATTATTGTAGAAATATATGCTAAGGCATTTGCTGTTTCGGTTTGCTGTCCAGCAACTTGACTAACGGCACCAACAAAGTAGCTTCTTGCTGCTTCAACACTTGCACTATTACCACCATAAAAGATATCATACGTTAGTGCATCAACAATGTATTTTGTGTCTCTATTACATTTATCAGTGTTAAATGTAAAACTTTGGAAGGTATCTGATATAAAGTCAGTTGTATCAGTTTGAAGCAATACTTTGTTGCCTTTAATAGTATTGTAACCTTGCTGATAATCTACTGTTGCCCAAAGCACACTAGGAAGTTGTTCTGTTGGAAGACTTGTTAAATTGCCATCTGCAATAACTTGTCTTATAACTTGGACTAAGCCCGATACTTCATCTGCTTCTGTAGAGCTTGCTGGAGTGCCTGTTGTGTCTTGATTTAATGCGTTTGCTGGTGTTTTAACTACAGCAGCTTCAATTACAATATCGCCTACAATATCTGCTAATCTTCCATAAGCATCTGCCGTTGCAGCTTCTTCTGCAGGATCGCCTAGTTGACTGACTCCATCTACAAAGTAGCTGTTTGCCACTGTTCGAGTTGCAAAGTTTCCTCCGTATAAAATATCATGACACAATGCATCAACAATATAACCAACATCTCTTTCGCATTTGGTTGAGTCATATGTTAGACTTGGAAAGTTTGCAGCAATCCATGCTATAATTTCATCTTTTATAAATTCTTTATTTGCAATTAATTGATCTTTTGCTGCAACTTTGTCTGCACTTGCTCCTGTTGGAGTTGGAAATACCAATGCATCTGCTGCTGTATCTGTGCTAACAACTCCATTTTCAAGTATATCAATTATTTCGTTAAAACCTGCTAATACTCTTGTTTCTGCATCTTGAGTAAATCCTAAAAGAACTGTTGCATCTCTTAAAAATTCAATTGCTGCTTTTGTCTGTAATAGCTGACCGTCTTGAACTACACTGCTACTTGCTCTCTGATAAGCAAGACCTGCTGTAACACTGTTATAGTTTGTTCCAAGTGCAACATCAAGTGCTACTGCATCCAACATTAGGCCAATATCTCTTTCACACTTGGCCTGGTCGTAAGTAAAGTTTACATAGTTATTTTCAATAAATGCTACTGCTTCTGCTGCTAAAAATTCTCTGTTATTTTGCAGTTGATTTTTTGCTTGAACCTGAAATGCAGTTTGTAAGTTTACTGTGTTCCATACTAGTGTATCAGCAGCATCATCTGTGCTGGTTGTTCCGTTAACAATAATATCAACTACTTCATCAAATGCTGCTTCAACACGACTTTGTGCAGTAGCATCGCCTGCTGTTGCTGTGCTAGCTTCGCCTTTTGCAAAATTGATTGCAGCAACAGTTTCTGTTTGTTGATCGCTTTGAACATATGCACTGTTTGCTCTCTGATAAGCAAGACCTGCTGTTACTGCATTGTAATTCGTTCCTAATGCAGCATCATAATAAGCAGCATCAATAATTAAACCAGTGTCTCTTTCGCACTTGGCTTGGTCGTATACAAAGTAGTTGTTGTTAATGTATGCAGTGGTTTCTGCTTTTAAGAAATCTCTGTTGGCTACCAACTGATCTCGTGTGTATATAAGTTCATTGCTTGCTGGGCCAGGAACAGTATATTCAGTTCCTTCGCTTGGTAACTGATCATATTGTATTAGATTGATTACATCTGTCCAAAGAGCATCTACTCTATTAGCAAAATTTACATCTCTAGCTGCTGCATCTACACTCAATCTTTTAGCTTCTAATAATGCTATAATTGTTGCTGGCTTTTGTTCAACATTCAAATACGCAGTGTTTGCTCTGTGATAAGCAAGACCGGCTGTAATACTGTTGTGGTTTGATTCCAATTGTGCATCAATATACACAGCATCAATAATATATCCTACATCACGTTTACACTTGTCTATGTTGTAAGTAAGCGTAGGATATGTAGCATTTATATCTGCTTGTGCATTAGCTATAATTATTGTTTCTTGGCCTAATACTGTGTTTGCTGCATCTTGCAATGCTTGCGCTTCTGTTTCAAAAACTGGATATGTTTTTTCAGTAGGCAATCTTGTAAGTGTAAGATTTTCAATAACATCTTGTGTGTTGAATAACAAAGCATCAATAGCATCAGCTTCACTGGCTGTTGCTGTTAGTTGTGAAAAGTCCTGTGATTCAGCATTGCCTGGTGTTTTTGTTACAAATAGTCCTCTAACAACTCTTCCTAATACAAATCTCATTCTTGCAAATGCATCAACCATTGTTTGTAATTCAGTTGACTCTAGAGCAGTAAAATCAAAATTTCCATAATAGTATTTGGTTTCTTGCACTGTAGCACTATCGCCACCATACAACACGTCAAATGCTAATGCTTCTACAAATCTTTCAAAGTCTAATTCAAACTGTGCTGCATCAATTGTAAAATCAGGATTTTCATTTTGTATATAGGCAACAAATTCAGCTGTTATAAAATCTTTGTTTGCAAGCAATTGATCCTTTGCGTCTTTTGGATTTGAAGTTCCTGATGCACCATCGTGATTTGGAATATCGATTACAATAAGACTGCTATCGCCATCGTCTGTGATGTTAACAAACGTATTCATTCCTTCAGTTACACGCTCTAAAGCTGTAGCATCTGCTTGGACTTGAGCAAGATTTTCTAGTGCATTTTGTATAAATTTAAAACTGTTGATATACAATGTTTTAAATCTAGCTCTAATCTCAATTTCTTGTCCTAATCTAACAACATGTTGATTGCTGCCTAAAGCAACATACATTGCAATACCTTTTATTAGATTTTGCATATCTTCTTCATATTGCAATTGGTTGTAGCTGAGTTCTGTAAACTGATCGTTTATGTATGCAGTTACTTCTTCAATAATAAAATCTCTATTATCTAAGATGTTGTCTTTAGCTTGTTTTATACCTGGATCAATATCTGGTAGATCATTTAAAACCAAATCACTGCCAGCTTCTGGTATAACACTGCTATCACCCGCATTTAATGTGCTGGTAATAATGTTAAAGCGCTGATCAATTTCATCCTTCATTGCTTCATTAGTAATTTCAGCTTTCATGTAGTCTCTAGCTGCTTCTAATGCATAAACTGTAGGTGCTAATTGATCGAGTAAAACTTTGCTTGCTGTAGCACGTAAATAACTTGTAGCTGCTGCTTGAGATTGATAGGTTGTTCCTAGAACAACATCCCCGGTTACAGCATCAATTATTCGCCTTGTATCTCTTCTACATACGTCCTCATCGTAAACAAAAGGAGGCTGAACTATTTCAGAACCAGTAATGAAATAGTATGTGTCGTCCTCTTGGAATTTTATAATACTACCTGTTGCCGGCTTGTCTCTCAAACTGTCAATTTGTATAACTGTGTTACTTGATAAGTTTACAATACCTTGGGCGTCAACAGTAGGTCCGCCTCCTGAAAATGTAACTGAAGGAATTCTAGTATACCCGCTTCCTCCATTTAGAATTGTTACTCCAGAAACTCTACCTGTTGTGTTATCAATGTCTGCTGTGCCTGTAGCAGTAATTCCGCCAGCACCTTCAGGTGCTTCAAAAGTAACTGTAGGTGCTGATGTATACCCTGCGCCAGGATTATCTACAGTCACACTAGCTACACTTGAAAAATAGTCTTGGGTAGGTTTTGCTGTGGTGTATGCAATTGGATAAAACCCGTCAGCAACACAACCTTCTAATCCAAAGTCACTAACTGAGTTTGAAATTGACAGGTAACCGCCGTTTGTAGTTTTAAATCCTGTTGAACAGAAAACTGTAAAGCAAGAAACGATTTGAGTATAACCAAAGTTATCAATCCAGAATCCTATACCACCCTGAGCAATCTGCGTAAATGCGTCTGCAACAAATGAAAACACAAGCGAAGCAGGATCGTATGCGTCACCATCGACATACATACCTCCACCGCCGCCAGTGTCATTTATTTGTTTGTCAAATGGTAAATCTGGATAATCCTCAACCATCAGTGGTCTTGCACTAGGTTCGATGCCTTCTATTTGAACTGTTTCAAAAGGTATAAATTCTGTTCCATCATTAAGCCAAGGACCATTCATGTTTGTGCAGTTTTGAATATAAGGTGAGGTTGTGCAAAGTGTGCCTGGACGTATTTCTGCACACCAGCCTGGATATCTTAAACCACGGAATGTTAACTGGTATAGATAACAACCGTTACCTACATAAAAAATTGTTTGTGTGTTATTTTTTGGAAATATTCTTGTATTACGTAGTTCGCCTTGCCCTGTTATAGTTACAAAGTCAGGTAAAGTAATTGGATTGTTTTCATAGTAATCACCTGGTGCAACAATAATTGTTGTTCCAGGAACAGACTGTTCTACTGCACTTTTGATAGTTCTTTTAGCACCAAACTTTCCTTCGCTGCGCCCATCGTTTGCATCGTCGCCATCTTGGCTAACATATAATACATCAGTTGTTTTTGGTCCAGAGGCATCTCCGGAAATGTTGACATTACCATCTATTGTTACCTCTCCGCTTGGAGGAGTAATTTCAACATTACCGTCAGCAGTCAGTATTATACTACCGTCTCCGACCTTTCTCTCATGTATGGTTTGTCTCTTAAAAAACTTCATTTACACTTCCAAATAACTAATTGTTGCACTTAAATTTGTCGGTGTTCTACCAACAAATACCACGCTATCGCCTTGTTCTAATACTATTCTTTCTACATTAAAAGTAAATGTATCTTCCGCTGCTACTCTTACATTATTGATAACTAGATTTGTATCAGTTTTTGTTTGTCCATTTGGAATAACATGCATGTCAAATCCTGTATCGCTTAAACCGGTTCCGTCGTCTACCGCAGTGTTGCAAACCAAAATAGTAGTAATAGCATAAGACTTATCAGCAGGAACAGTTAGTATCAAAGTGTCTGTTAAATTTATTGTTGTATTCGCTATTGCCATTTTTGCTTCCTTAAAATATTATACTGAAAAGTAATGCTTTATTTCTACTAACTAATTCATCTCTGGTTCCGTCTTGATGTGCAAAGTAAAGTCCTGTGCCTCCGTCTGCTAAAGTATTAGCATAAACTCTTGTTCCTGCTACTGGTGTATCAACAGTAAGAGGATCTTGAACTGTAAACTCTTGGAAGTCGTCTACTACAACACCTTCGCCGTTGCCTCTAAGTGTTACACTTGTATTAGCACCGATAGAAGATATTTCAGTTGCCGAAACTTGTATTTGATTTAATTCTACTCTTGTAGAATAAAACTTTGCACTTGGTGATCCGTTAACGTCTACGTCGATTCTAAATGAACCTAATCCGTCGGCGTCATCATCAAAAATTTCAACTTTGGTTTCACTACCAAAAATATAATCTTTTGCAATTTTACCTTGGTAATTGAACTCGTGATAATCTCTTACATAGTCTGTTAATGTTTTAACTGTTACTAATGCATCCTGATCTGGAGGACTTGCTAGTCTATCCTGATTACCGTCTACATTGATAATCTTTCTAGTTGCATCTCTGTTTTCATATGGAAATACTCTTTCCTCATATGGAACAAGAGTGCTACCACCATCTAATTCCCATGCAGTTCCTCTTACTGTAACAATACCTGTGGTAGCTTCAGCTGCATCTCCTACATTTGCTCCTGCCGTAGCTTGGTTGTTTAACAAATATAGATTTTGATCATCTGCAACACTTACACTCTGTGTCCATAAACCAAAATTTGTTCTAAGTCTAGTATCAGGATCTGCTCCTGAATTTTCAGATTGGAAACTGAATGCACCTTTTCTACCTGGTAAAATACTAGGGTCACCAAAGTTTGAACCATCAATTGTTCTTAACGCTTCATCAAAGACTAGCTGCGGATTATTACCGTCTATGGCAAATCTTTCTATAGTGATACCACTTTGTCCAAATAATGGATTTGTGTTAGGTATACCACCTGCTGATCCACCTCCAACGTTGATGTAGATAATGTTGTCAGAAACTTCTAAATCTGTGCTAGAAATAGAAGTAAGTTCACCGGCAACATCTAGTGCTCCGGTTATATTAACAGCACCAAATTCACCAACATCCAATGTGATTGAAGCATTATCAGCACCGCCAGAGACATCTCCTACGGTATCTAGAATAATCCTATAATCCTTTACGCCTAATCGTTGAATCTTGCTGGCCATCTATAAAGTCCTTAGATAGCTGTCAAACGTAGTAGTGATTCTGTCGAGTCGTCTTCAGTTGTCCATGTATAACGATTGTTATCATAATCAACTGCTGTTCTGTTAAACAGTTTTTTAATAGCTACTGCATTACCGCCTGCTGCTATACCGATTATTTGTGCTTCAAATTCTGCATTTGGAGCAGAACCATCTGATGTTAATCTGCAAATTCTTGTGATTGTATCACCGTCGTTTGAGCAGTTAAATTTGTTTGTTCCTCTTTGTGAAAGTATTTTACCTTCAATAAGGCTTGATCCATCGTGGAATCTAATTGGCACTGTAGGTGTTGCATCAACACCGGTTGCACCGAAGTTTCTTTTATTTACTGGACGTCCCATTGTTTTCTCCTTTTTGACGTTCTAGGTCTACGCAGTGGGTTCCTGCATAAGTCCGCCTCGCGGCTCGCTGTTAGACATAAGTATTTATCAAATAAGAAAAAATGGGTTATAATGTGTAAAAAAAGGCCTGCTAAAATATAGCAGACCTTCCTTATAATATTGATAGGTTGGATTAAGGATTACCAACAACCGCCTCAACAGATCCTGTCCATTAATTCAGCGGAGCCTAGCATCGGATAGTTACTTCCAAAATACGCATCTTCATGTCTCCATGCTCATGCGCTGCCACTACAGCTACTAGCCAAGTTACTGCCTCTACCAAGCAGCGTTTCCTTGCACTATCTAACTCGGACCGTCGTCTTTGTTATGTTTATAATATAGCAAATAAACCTAAGTAGGTCAACCTTTTTATTCAACTTTTTTTAAATTTTCTGCATATTTTTTTCCGTTGACTACTTTTTCATCATACTCAACTTTGTCCCCTAATTTACATGCAAAACTTTTTGTTTCAAACAAGACATCAAACAATTCAGTCTTCCATTCTTTAGGTCTAATTACACTGAACTTTCTTTTTGAATTATATTTGTAAATTGTTCCAATTGGCATATTGTATCTCCACTAGAACTACTTATCATAAAAATAGGCCCCGTAGGGCCTATTTTGTATTTTTATGTCTACATAGACTTAGCTGAAGCTTACTGCTGTGTCAGTAATATCAACTTTGCCTAGGTAGTCAGCTGCGTTACCTAGCGATGACGCAGTGTTTGTTAGTTCAACATAACCATAACGTGTCATGAATGATACGGTTGGTTCGAATGTTGACGGATCTAGAACAACACCTGAGCTCATTAGCGGGATGTATGGGCAGTAGAATGCCGCTGCATCTGATTCGCTTGAACCTTTGTAACCGATTAGAACTGCTGCATCGTCGCCAGCATATGTGTTTACATATACTTTCATTGCGTTGTTTAGAGTTCCAACTAGTTTAGTGTTTGTTGGTGCTTCAAATGTGCCCTCAGTTGTGCGAGCAAATGCTGAAGTTGTCGCTGACTGTAGAATTGTTAGCGCAAATGGGCTAACAACTGCCCAGTTACCAGCGCCACGGCGTGTGCGCTGAGCGATTAGGTTTGACACTCTGTTGATCTGAACAGCTAGAGCAGCATGTTCGTCACCAACGAAAGTGGCTGTGCCTGATACCGCTGATTGGTTGTATGTTTCAGCAGCTCCACCAGCTAGTGAATCTAGTGAACCAAGAACTTCTTGGTCAATTTCAGCAGTGATTTCTTGTGCTAGAGCAGCCATGATCTCTGCTTCTACGTCGATGCCGTGCTGTGACTGTGCGTCTTGTGCAGCTTCGAAAGTCCAACGTGCGCTCAACTTACGAGTTTTAGCTTCAACTGTTTGCTTTAAGATCTGGATGCTTAGACGGTTACCTGCACTACCTTCAAGAGCTGCTGTTGCTGCTGCTTTACCGGCTGTGCCATCACCTGAATATGCTTCAGCAATTTTGAATGGGCTTAGTGCTTCATCACCTGCTGTTACATCATTGTCTGTTCCAGTTGCGTTTTGTGTATCGCTATAACGAACACGTAGAGTGTGAATCTGGCCAACTGGACCAGTCATTGGTTGCACACCAACTAGTTCGTTTGCAATAACTGTTGGCATTACACGTCTGATCACTGGTAGGATCACACGGTTTAAAGTTGCAATGTTACCTGCTGAAGTAGCACCTGCTGTTGCAGTCTCAGCCAAATACTTGCGAGTATTCTCAAGTGTAGTAGCCATAACTGCTTTCTTTGTGCCACCTAGGCCTTCAAGAAGTGCTGACTTGGTATCATTCCAACGGCTTTCTAATAGTTCTGACATTGGTATCTCCTTAACTCAATCCAGCAAGGCGTTTTAGATCTACCACATTGTGGTCTGCGCCTGCTTTAACGTCATTTGTTTGTTGTCTGTTGCCTGTTACTTCTTTGCCTTCTGCTAAAACTGCCTTCTTCTTCGCTGGACCTTTACTGTCAATAACTGACGGTAGGTATTTGTCAAACGCAGATTGTAGTCTGCTAGTTTGAACTGATTCCAGTAAGTCTGTCATAATTTCACGTTGATCGTTGCTTAATGGAGCAACTAACTCTGTGATTTTGTCTTTGCGTTGAACACTTTCGGTAATCATTTTATTCTGATTAGCCTGTGCTTCTGCAAGTTCTATTGCTTTACCCGCAGCCTGCTTTGCTTCTTTTAATTGCTTGTCTTTTGCAGCAATTACTTTCAACATTTTTGCAGTTTCACTCTTTTCATTTAGATAAGAATGCTGATATTCGTTAGCAAACGCTTCGAATAGCTTGCGACCAAAGTCGTTTCTACGTGCATCTTCAATGTCTTCCTTAAGAGCTGTAATCTCTTTAGTAAGCCCTTTTGATACAGTTTCTGATACAAGTTTAGCACTTTTCTTAACAAAGTCTGATTTAACTTTGTCAATGTGTGCTTTACCTTCACGGACAAGGCGAACCTTTGTTTCCGTAAGATCTTTTTTGTCTTCGTAAAACTCTGCTAATTCTTTAGCTAGTGATTCTACAACAAATTCTTCAAGAGCAACAAATTTATCTGCTGTTGCTTTTTGATCTTTGTGTAGTTCTTTGATTTCCTTGGCTAGCTGTTCGCTAACAAAAGTCTTCATTAGATTGGCATTTTCACGCTTTGCTACCGCAAACTTTGCTTTTGCTTCTGCAAGTTGTTTACGATCTTCCTGGAACTCTGCAATTTCTTCACTAAGTTTTTCTGAGATCATAGAATCAATAGCTTCTACCATTGTATTCTTATCATGCTCATATTTTTTAGCAAATTCTTCACGTAGTTCAGCGGTTACAGCTAGGCGATTCTCTTTCACCTTTGCGTTCCATGCCTCTTCTAGTTCAGTGCGCACTTCTTCCGATAGTGCTGAGTTTTCGAAGAGTGATTTTAAAGCATCTAACATTGTCTATCCTCTCCTCGTTATTGGAGTTTGCTTATTATACCTAATAAGCTCTCTTTTAAATACTTCTGTGCCTGTTTATCGCCTTGAACTTCCCTAGATGTTTGAAACGCCTTATAACCACCGCGAGCATTCATAAGGTGTTCGTAAATCGGTGTTGGGTATGCGCCTGGGGCGCTTGGTTGCGCCACAACGTCTACAGTGATAATTTCAAAATCTGAAACTTCACCGCTACCATCTTCTGTAACATTACCGCTACCTCTCGATGAGACGCCTAGTTTAACGCCGCTTTCAAGCATTGTTTTCACTAGATTTCCCATCGGAGTAGGTAGGATTTTTAGTTTTCCGTAACCATTTGGTCCGTCCATCCACATTTCTGAAATCATGTGTGACACACGGTCAAGGTTAATGTTTAGACCGTCTGGATGATCAACTTCACCTAACACTGAGTAGCCACCGCTAATTTGCTCGCTGAGCGTGGTGACAGCCCTGCCAATTTCATTAACGGGATAAACACGCTGGTTTGCGTTTCTAACGCCGCCTTGAATGCAAATACCTTTCATATAAAGATCTTTACCTTCATTAGCAGACTCAACTACTATTTTAGCTTGGTCGAAACTCAAATGTTCGTTTAGTAATCTCATCAATCAGTCCTTAGTTGCCGCTAATTGTGCTTCCTGCACTACTGTCGGCAGTCTCACCTGCGCCTTTTTTCTCAGCGCCGTGGCCTTTTGGCATAGCTTTCATTGCTTTTGCCGCTTTACCGCCTGGTGTGTTAATATTACCAGCCGAATCTTCTTTTGGGTTTTGATCATTTAATGCTGAACCTGCAACTTTTTTACCAGCGCCTACTTCTGGATCGCTAGCTGTTGCTGACTGAGCAATATTACCTGCTGTGCCACCCATGTTGTTTGCACTTGCTACAGTTGACTGAGTGTTTGCACCATTGTCGCCCATTTTAGCAGTTACTTTTTCAACATATTCACGCATTGTTTCAGTTTCTGACTTATCAACTGCTTCTTCAGTTGATTCTTCTTCAGCTTCTTCTTCGTCGTCGCCTTCTTCTGAATCAACATCCATTGGCATGTCATCTGCAGGCTCTTCGTCGCCCATGTCCATGTCCATGTCCATGTCATCTGCAGGCTCTTCGTCGTCCATTTCACCGTCCATCATAGCTTCAAACTCTTGCTTTAATGCTTCTAGTTCGTCTTCTAGATCCATTACACGGTCTTCAATGTCGTCATCGCCAGCCATGCCCATGTCGCCGCCCATTTCGTCAGCACCAGGCATTTCAACGTCACCCATCATGTCGTCTGCTGGGTCACCGCCCATTTCATCAAAAAATGATTCGTCAACTTCTTCGTCAGTTGCTTCGTCAACTTCTTCGTCAGTTGCTTCATCTAGATCTTCATCATCTGATTCATCTAGCTCGTCTTCTGCAGACTCATCTACTTCTTCGTCAGTTGTTTCTTCAACTTCTTCATCTTCTGCAAGTAGGTTTTCATAAATCTCACGTGATCTTTCTACCACGATTTCATGAAATAGCTCTTCTGCACCTGCACGATCTTCGTTTACTAGGCGCTCAAGCATTTCTTCAAATTTGTTTGCTTTTGCCATTGTTTATCTCCTTTATATATGTTTACAAGGCTGTCTATTATATTTACACTTTTTAGAAAAAATACGCAGAAAATGGGGTCAAAACAGCCCATTTTAAAATATTATTACGAAATATTAAATTTATTGTTTAATTTTTCAATACTTATGTGCGTTAAATTAGCTAATCCTTCTAGCTTATCAGGGATAAAACTGTGTTCGTGTTCTACCACTCTATAGTATTTAGTTCTTGGAAACTCTTTAATACAAGTCATAGTTTGTCTTTCCCAATTGCCAAAATACGTGGCTCTATCGTTAACACTTTTATAGTTTTTTGTGCCAGCATATACGTTGTTTACACTGCCATTATTGACGCCTAAACCGGCGTAATCAAATCCTAAAATGTAAATTTCTTTTGCACCATGTTTGCTTGCTAACCATAGTGCAGTAGGTCCGCTGCTCCAACCTCTATTAGGGTTGAAAAGATTTAAGTCATTGTAATTTTTGGTAAGTTTGTTTGGATTTGTCCAGACTACATTATCTTTATGATACCCTGCATCTGTAATTTCCATTATCATTTTTGTATCAACAGCAACTAAAAAGTCTGGCTTGTGCTCTCTATACAGGGCATTGCACCCGTAAACTTTTCCGTGTGCTTTTAAATTATCTGGATTAATTGATTGTCTGCTTACACCATTGCCTAAAACAAATGATATTTCCATTTATAGTCCGCCAGCTGCTCCTTCGGGTGGCTGACCATACATTTGTTTTATAAACTCTTGCTCTTTTTCTTTTTCTTTGATATGAGCATCAGTTGCTTTACGTGCTTTGTTAATATCTTTTAATGTTAATCGTGTTTTACGATTGTCATCAACAGTAATCACACTGGTATCGTCCTGTTCTTCATAGGTAGAATCTTCAACAGGTTCCATTGTTTTTGGATCAAAATAATATAGTTCACGTAGTAGCATATTATTATTTATATCGTTTGAGCAGTTTCTGCGCCAGCAGGTGCAGCACCTAAGTCGGCACCTGTGTTAGTGTCGGGTGGTGCAGCATCTCCTCCTTCGATTCCTCCTAAGTCTCCACCTAAGTCAGTTTCTAAGCCACCAACATCTCCTGCCATGCCTGCTGCACTAATTCCAGCGCCGCGCATTTCTCCTGCCGGATCAACGTCAACTTGAATAATATCTTCGTTTTCCTCTTTCCATAGCTGTTCATTTTCTTTGATTTCTTCATCACTGAGTCCTAAGAATCTCTTCAATGCAAATCTATTTGAAACAAACGGAATAGCTGTCATTTGGCTAAAGGTGTTTATTCTATTGTTATCAAGTTCAGCCTGTCTATATGCTGCAAAGTTTTGCGGAGGTGTTAATTTTAGATCAAACATTGCATAATCAATGTTTGCACCTTTGCTATTCAAGTAAAGTTTAAACTCTCTATTGAATACTTCTTCAAGCATTGATTGCAAACGTTCGCAATAATTGTTGAATCTCAATTCTTGAATATATGCTGTGCCCACTCGCCCGTCATTGTATTGCGATGCACCATCATCAGCCCCAGTAGGTAGGTAGCTTGAAGGAATACGCAAACCCCTAACCAGTTTGTTGGTGAAGTATCTAAGATCATCAATCTCTCCTAAGTTGGTGCCACCTGGTAGAGTTTCAACTTTTGATCCACGGCCCTCTGCAGTTTGTGGAAAGAAGTAGTCTTCGTTGATTGACAGTGGATTGTAAGATGAGTCTATGACATTTGTTCCGCCACCTGTCTTGGATGGGATTCGTCTTTGATGTATTTCCGTTTTTACACGCTCCACAAATTGCATAGCAAGGTGTGATGGCATGTTGCCCACATCAACGTAGAATACTCTGCGCTCTGGCGCACGTTGGACACGATAGATAATAATCGCATCCTCAAGCAATTCTTTTTGCTTGTATACTTTAAAAATACTTTCTAGTAAACTATTGCCAAATGGAAAGTTTTGATCCAATCCTTCGCTCATTGACAAGTGAACAACATGTTCTGCATCTACAAAAGTTTCATTTTCGCCTTGTTCAAATCTAGAAGTTGTTGCAGGTGGAGTGTTAGTGCCGCCTGTTCCAAATTGATTAGGCACTTGCTGATAACCTGCTGTGCCTCCTGGACCATAGCTGTTTGTTTGGTTCAACGGTGTTGCTTCTAAATTTCCAAAACTGAAATTTAAATTCTTTATTGCATACTGCTCTGGACGTTTACCTTCGCTTTCGTTAACAATGATTTTGGTAACTTGACTAGGATCAACATGAAACCATTTTTGAGTTTCTGGATCACGAATAAAGAATTGGTCTCCATATTTGAAAGAATTGCGCAATATTCGAAACATTCTTGTTTCAAACTGATTTAATTTGCACCATTGGCGCAGATATTCGCCAATAATTTTAACTTCAGAACCAGTTGCTTCTTTTTTGAAATCTAATCTAAAATGTGTGTCGTTTGATTTGTTTTTTTGTGTAGTAAATTCTGCTAGAATATCCAATGCAGCATTTACTTCACTGTCGCTGTCCATAGTGTTGTATTGATTGTATCGTTCAATACGATTAGGTGAGCCAACATAAACGTCAGGGAGGTGACTGCTGTAATTTGCAGACGCAGGTCCTGGATTTCCTACTCCTCTGCCGCTAAACGGTGAATAACTACCGTTTGGGTTATTGCCTGTTTTTACAGGTGTAAAATATTTTTTCCAGCTCATTATCCTATTCCTCTGTGGAGATTGCCAGTTAGCCCTCTTGTTGCTCTCAGTGTCTTAACACCTGTGTCAGATAATCTAGCTTCTATTGTAATCAATTGATCTAACTTACCTTCTAATCTACTGAACAATGATCCCAGTGCTTGCATGGTTCTATCGTTGCTACTAGTAGTTATCTCATTTACGTCGGTGTCAGGCACAGTTTGGTCTTGTATCATTTGTGGTAAATCTGCTAAACTACTGATGTTTCTCATCATCGAAGAAATCATTTGACTGGTTTCTCTTCTTCCTACTACGTTAGCAGGTCCACCTATTAGTTCAGGGCCATACTCGCCAACCATACCAAACGCTCCGCTAGGAATGTTACCTCCAGAATCAAACCCTCCAACAAAATTTGGATCAGATTCGTATCTAGAAATTTGTCTGTTTGTATATTCCATTGATGATCTTATCATATCACTAGTTGCTGCAAGTGCATCGTTTAATATTTGTGTTTCTTCTTCTATTTTTGTGTTTAATGCTTCTTCTGCTGCATTTACAGCATCTTGTGCTGCTCTAATTTCAGGAATAACACCTGTATCAATTGCTTCACTTAGCGTAGCATTTGCTTCATTTAAAGTTTCTTCTGCGGCTGCTCTTTCAGCACTAGCAGTTACTATGCCTTCCATTATTTGTTCAGCTTCTAATACTCTAGTAGCATCCATTGCATCGTTACTGCCTCGCAATCTTTCAATTGCATCATTTACTGCCGCTGTTCTATTATCAAGTGCTTCAATATTTTCAACAGTTTGCTCAGCTGCCGGATCAACTTGTGTAACAGAAAGAGGGTCGTCTGGTGTTCCGCTTGCTCCAAGCCCTGCAACATCTCCTGGAGTTAACTCTCCGTTAGCACTACCAATGTTAACATTGCCCATGTTTGCAGTATCAATGTCGCCGTAAATTCCACGTTCTGCTAGATTGAATAAATTATCAGCAGTGTTTGCAACAATTGATGCAACTTCTCCCGGAGGTGGTAACGAATCTGTTATCATTCCGATTGCTCTTAAACCTGCTTCTTCTAATCTTGGAAATGCTGCCTGTTGAGTAGCTTCTGCTAGTTGCCTTGTCGCTTCTTGTAAGTCTTGTGTAGCAGCAATTAAGTTTGGAGCACTATCGCCAGCAGTTCTCTGTAAGTTTTGTTCTTCTGCAATTTGTTGTCTTGCTAATCTCATAGCTTCAACAACACTTCCTGTTTCTTCAGCAAGTTCTGCCATGCGATTTCTAAAGACGTAACTACCTTCTAATGCAGAAGCCTGTGCCTCAGCAACCGGACCTCCCACTCCACCAAGCATAGCTGTTTGTGCAAACTCAGTCGAGTTTTGATAATCGGTCATAGCGCCTATAGCATTATCGGTTTGTGCTGCAAATGCATCTAGGTTACCAGATCTAAATAAATCTCCAGCAGCATACATATCAGTAGCTGCGCCGCCCATACCTGCTACAAAATTTTGTGTAGCTTCGTTAATAGGAGCACCAAATGCAAGTATTTCTTGGAATGCTTGTGCAGCAACAGGACCGAGTGTTTGCTGCATTGTGTTGATTTGTTCTTGAACAGCAGCAGCCTGTTCTGGTCCAAGAGTATTAAGGAACGCTTGCATTTCTCCAGAGCGTCTACGTTCCTTCATTTCTTCCATTATTTCTTTACGGTTTTTGCCCGTTAGTTTTACAAGTTCGTCAATGCCTGTTGCAAATTCTTCAACAGCCTGTTGTCTTTGTAACTCGGTTAAACTGTTGCCTCTACCTCCGGCTTCCATTATTTCTTGGTATGCAATCAATGTGTCGTTTACATCTTGGAAATTCATTCCTAATCTACGCAAGTAGGTTCCGGTATCGCTGGTTAAGATTTGATTATTAAAGTTAATCAAGTCTGTCATGCTTTGGTTTACAGTGCCACCAAATGCTGCTAACCCTTCTCTATTGTTAGCAACCATTTCGGTCATCTGCTCCATGGTTAATCCCATTTTTGTTGCTGCGGTTCTCATGCGAGTTGTGTCAGCATCAAAAGACGCACCCATGCTGGCTAGACCTTCGTAATCTTCTAAGTTTTGTTCTGCAAACTTAACTAAACCTTTTACAACAGTTGAAAATTCTTTAAGTAAGGGTGTATTAACAGCTAATGCTTCGCTATAATCACTTAACTTGCTACTGCCAGATAAAAGGTTACCTGCTAGACCTAAAGACGCTTTTGCAGCATCGCCTAATGCACTGCTAGCATATCTTGCTACATCGCCTAAAATTCCTATGTCTGTTGCATCTGCCAAATCTATAACCTCGTGTTGAAATATCCAAATAAATATATGGATATATAACTATTTACCTATAGGATACACCAATGGAAAATGAAATCAGTCCCTTAAAGAAATACCGTAGACAACCTAAGATCTATGCAACATTGCCCAGCAGAGGCAAATTTTATGATGCAACTGTGGTTAACAACGGTGATTTCACTGAATTGCCAGTGTTTAGCATGACAGCAAACGACGAAATACTTTTCAAAACACCAGATGCACTTATCAACGGACAGGCAACAGCAAACAACATAAGAAGTTGTGTTCCAAGTGTTTTAAATCCTATGCAGTTGGTTACATTGGATATAGACTATCTATTGTTAGCTATTAGACTAGCTACATACGGGTCAGGTCTAACTGTAAATCATAAATGCAAACATTGTAAACATGAAAATTCTTATGACATTGATATTCAAAAACTTTTGGATTATTACAACAGTTTAGAATACAAAGATCAAATACAAATTGAAAATTTTGTAGTGCAAATTAGACCATTGACCTATCAAGAATTTAGTGAAACACAACAGCGTAATATAGCATTGTCTAGAGCATTGAGAATACAATCTCAAAAGATAACCGACGAACAAAAGAGAGATGCATTTATAAATGAAACACTACAACAAATAGCAACTTTAACTGTGGAGTTTATTTTTAGAAGCATAAAAAGCATTACCGTTGACGGTATTGAAGAAACTGATATTTTAGAAATAAAAGAATTTTTGGATGACAACGATATTAGTTTCTATAACACAATAAAAGAACACATAGAATCTCAAGTAGAAGTTTGGCAAATGCCAACGCAAAATGTTCAGTGTGAAGCCTGTGAAAAAGAAGATAAAGTTGCAGTTAGGATTGATCAATCCGATTTTTTCGTCAAAGGCTAGTGTTCCTTGAAGATGACGAGATACAGACACTAGCCGATGGATACGAACTAGATATTAAAGCAATAAAAGATCTAGCCTATCGAGTGTCTTGGTATATGCGTGGCGGTGTTAGTGTAGAAAATTATCTATACGACATGGATCTTGAAGATAGAGAAATAATACAAAAAATTATAAAAGAAAATGTTGAGAACACTAAGAATACAAAGTTGCCGTTGATTTAACGTCTTCTTTGATTTCTGCTAATAGTTCTTCCGACTATTGTATCTGGTCCAGCCAGTCTTGGCATATCGTCGCCCATGTCTCCATATGCATCAGCGTTTGCTTGAGCATTTCTCATAGCCGAAACATCATTGCCTCTTTGTAAGTAACTGGGTAATTCTTGTTGTGTATCTTGTCCGCTTTCGTATCCACGTCTTGGGCTTGTGCTTGGATCTGCAGGCACACTGTCAATTGCATCTTGAGCAATCCTTACAATGTTGTCTCCACTTGCATCCTGCGGCGCAGGTCTTTCTATCATTTGTCCACTAGATGTAAACAAAACATTATCAGGTTCAGGCAACGGTTGTCCTGATGCAAGTGCTTCTGGTGTTGGTGCAAGGAATGTCATTTCGTTGCTACCACCTGGACGTTGGCCCATTACATCCGATATAGCTACAACCTCGTGTGTGTCTTTCAATCTTTCATACTCAGTTGACGAAAATACAAACACATGATCTCTCAACTGTCCTAGTTGTTGACTGGACATTGGTTTTGGATTTGAAGGTGTGCCCAGTTCTGCATCAGACTGTGATTCAAAAGTAATTCTAAACATGCTGCCCAGTTTGCTTTGCAATAATCTTCTACGTTCTCCTGTAGCAATATAAGGAACTTCAAAATTTCTATCAGGAGGAAACAGCACATCTTGGAAAATCAACTTGGCCCACTCTGTGCTTGCAAATGCTTGTGTTACATCTTCTTGATCTTTAGGAGTGTATTCCCAACCGCCATCTCTAATGAGATTTTCAAAACCCAAGCCTATGTCATCCAGTGCTCTACTTGCTACGCCAAGTCCTGCGCCAGTTATTCCAGCTAGACTTTCAACTGCAAATCTAATAATAGTATAGTCTAAGAAACTTGAAATGGTTTCTGCAAGTTTTCTTTGTATTGCAGGTCTTGTCAACAGGTATTGAACTAGGAAAAATGCTGTTTCTCTAGCAGCAATTAATGCTAATGCACCAGGTATACCAACACCAGTGCTGGCAGCGACAGCTGCCCACATGTTTGTAATAACACGGGCGCCACTGAGGAACAAACGTATTTGTCTGCCACTTCTAAACATAGCAAGAAGCAACACAGTAACTTGAGCACCAAATGCTGCTTGGCTGCTCATAATAAGATCTTCAGCTTCTTGTTGTGTTAATTCGCCTTTGTCGGCTAAGTCTTTCCAGTATGCTACGTTTACAACGTGAGTTTGCAACAACAGAGTTGACCAACCAAACACTTCAAAAACTTTAAAAACTGATTGAACAAATCTGTTTGCAAGAATAGTTCTAACAAAAGGCATACGATCAATAGCTTCATCGATGCTTTGGAATCCGGCAGATCTCCAACCTTCAGCAAATCTTGTGCCTGCTCCTACTCGCCTGTTACCAAACTGCTCCAGCATGTCAGTTCTAACTGTGCTGTTGCCTCTATTCCAAGTGCGCATGAAATCTTTTGCAGCATCTTCAGTATCAAATTTAAAAGCATGAGATCCAACTTTAACAAAATGATTTGTATTGTTGCTTGTCCAAAGGGCAGCTCTTGCTTCAACATTGACTCTGCCACGTCTTGCAGATTCCATATCATCAGCACTTCCAGCAGGATTACGTCTTACTTCATCCCACTGAGCATCTAGTTCTGCTCGTATATCTCGAGATGCAGGTCTTCCATCACTACCATCAGAGTTGATTTTAACCCACATAGCTCCTTTGAATTCGTAAGTGTTTCCACCTGCTGACATAATAGTTCCAACAGGAGGCCTTCGTGATGCGTCAGGTGTTTCTTCTTCATTCACTATCTCATAGTCATTATACGAAATTACTTCTAGGAGTTTTACCATTGTTCGTGTTAATCCAATTAATTGATAATGTATTTATATACATTTGAGTTGAACTACGTTCAACTGTGTTTTCGTTTACACTCAACACAATTATAATTTCTTAATTGATAATGAGAAATGCAATACAACGAAGTGGTATTGCTTTTAATATCATTCAGATTGTGAAGTCATAATTCGCCCGTTGCCGGGCGAAGGTAGCTTTGAAACATCATTCGAGTCGCTTCAGCCATCTTGTTAAAAGAGATTCAACTTTCGTTGTCGGAGGCGGTTGACCTGTATCCCCCTACTCTAGCTTCGTCATATCAACGGAAGGCAGTTATTCCCTAACAAGCGAAAACACTTACCCTTGGGTTGCTTTTTCTCAGAGCCCATTCCTTTAAAGCCTAT